GTCTTGTTGATTAATCCAGGCACATCCTTCATTCCTATGATCTCTATGGCTGTGTTGGCCATGATCGCGTCCATATCCTCGCCATACATGGCACTGACCAGGTTGAAGGAATTCACCAGCTGAGTGACTATCTTATCGTCTTGCGCTTCCATTGCTCTTGTGGGAGATTTTAGGGCCTTCTGGTATCAGACTTCCTCTTTTGTCGGGATCGAGATTGATGGTGATGGTAATCTTCTGTGTGAGATGTCGCACTCCAAGGAATTTTAATTTTGAACTTATTAATGGCAATTCCTTTGACAACCATTTCGCTATTTCAGAAGTAGTTGTTTCTTCATAGAATATCTTGGAAATGCTGCGCTTTGCCATAAATCAGTACTTTATGTTAAAGTGGTCAAGTAATTGCTTTATCGTAGGCGTAATCCTCTTGTAGGATTCTATTTCCCCTGATAGTATCGCGAAAACCGTGCTGGCCGTGAATTTCTCGTTGGCCATACAGAAGATTAAAACGCCCCCATAATCGTTTAGCGCGTCCTGGAGCGAATTTCGTAACTCATCGGTAAATTGATCGGGTGCATTTGTAGAGTTCATCAGCGCCTCTATAACCACTAAATCTTGGCGTTCTGGCTTATGGGCATCGAGAACGTCCTTTTTGAGGGCATAGTAGTCGATATTAGCCAGCTTGGCGAATCGGGAATAGGTGCCGAACTTTTTTTTGATTTCCTTCTTTAATTTCTCTTTTGTCATGCTATTGGAGGGGTTTGGCTTGTGCCGTAAGTTTCTAATTCAAAATCTCGTATTTCCTGCTCTATGTCCATGTGCGACTGTGCACCTGCGTATTTCTTAAAAAGATAGTTCCGAAGAAAATCTCTTGCGAACTCACGCACTGCCCGGTCAAACTCTTCGAGTGGACGGTATTCATTATGCGTCAATGCAAAGTTGTCCTGAAGGATAGTTTTTAGTCTCGAATATTCGCTTGACTCAAGTAGGTCGTATGGTTGTGTGATCTTGCTCATCCAGGGAAAGTTTTTTTTATAAATTCCTTAAGTTCATCGCGTTGTTTTGTTACCTCATAAAGCTCTTTTTGAAGCTTGCTGATTTTCCAACTCATATTTTGTTCTTCGTCAATGAATTCAGTTTTATTGTAACTTTCATCCTCTGGAGCATCAATCATTGGGCACCAATAAGTCACTTCAGATTGCGGGATCCGATACTCATCAAGTAAAACCCATTTTTTAGAAATATCCCACATACCTGTTGTGATGTGAAAATCTTCCTCTGGAATGAATACCAGAACGCTAACATTTTCTTCTGGTAATCGATCAGATGATTTTACCCATTTGTATTTTTCTGAAATCTCATTAGCCAATTCCCACAAAAGGCTAAGTTCATTTTCAGTTGCCTCTTGAAGAGTCGGAGTTACCGGACCATCTGTTGCCATGCAACGCGCTTCGATATTATCTATCAGACGATTGAATTTGTGAATTGTAGTATTTTTCATCATTGAAAGTATTTAAAGACTTCTTCCTCACTTTTGAAATCGGGGTACTCGTTGTTGTTTTTAAAATGACTGTAATCAGGCCTGACTACCGTAGCTCCATTTTTCTCTGGAACAAATTTAACTCCATCGATCTGCACGTAATACGATACTATCCTACCAAAATGGCGAACCGGAATGATTTTGTAGTCACACATGTGAAGAATAGTTTGTTTTCATAACTTGGATTTATTGTTCGTAATTTCTTTCGCCTGATTCCCACCTTTGTAATTCTGTTTTCAATTCTTTAATCTCTTCCAGAAGTTGTTTATTAATTGCTTCCAACTTTGTGATTTGCTTGTCGCGATCTTCCAATGCTATTTCACAAGACAAGCGTAAATCTTTTTGTTGCTTCCATGCAGTCTCAGAAAGTCCTAAATCTTGTTTAAGTCTTTCGTTTTCTTCGAGAAGTTCAAAATGTTCATGCGCAAAATCAATAAGGTCTTGTTTTTTATTAGTAAAAAGCGAATCAATTATCTTATTTAGTCTCTTAATTTTTTCATCGATTTCGTTCATTTTGTTGGGTGTTTATTATTTGGGTGGAGGGGATTAAAGTTTCAATGTTAAAGGGTAAATCAAATTAGCGGGGACATACCGTGGGTTCTCGGTGACCCAGATCGCCTGCGTATGCTTGAACACTTCGAACGACTGTTCCTTGCTTCTCTCGAACGTCTTGACCTGCCATCCCTTCCCTTGCATAATGTCTTTAGATAAATCAATCTTTTCTGTCCTAGTCGATGCCTTCAGCCATAGTATCCCAATCTTATCGATTTTGCAGTCAGGATTGAATTCATCCCAAATCTTAGCATAAGCCGCAAGTTGCAGCTCATGTGTCGTGTGGATGTAGTTCGAGGTCTTGGTATCCAATAGCCAATTTACTCCGTTTATTCTGAGCACCTGGTCAAGTGTACCACCAAATCCCAAGGATGGAGAACAAAGGCTTATCTCATTAGCCACCAGAACCGGCTTTATTTGCCCCCAGAACGAAGCAAACTTGCAGAGCATATTCCACTCCTCTATGGAGTAAGTGTCGTCCCATGCCAATTCTTCCCCGTCCTTAAGCCTTTCGGTGGCCTTATGTATTTTTATTCCAAGATCCCCAGCCCTCTCCACTATCTGCTCCGCGTTATTTCCAACATCCTTGAGCCATTGGTTAAATCCAAAGCCCTTGGGGTAAACCTCCAAGATCGTAGTCACGCTCGGGTAGAATACCAAGTCGTCCAAGGTATAGAAGCGTTGATCCTTGAAGGTGATCTGCTTGAGCTTGTCGTCAATGAAAATGGTTCTGTTCATGATTCCTGTTTAAAGATGTCCAAATCAATTGTTTTCATGCAAGACTTAACCTCCTCATAAGTAAGCCCTGTTAACTCCATGACTATGTCGATCTGAGTATAACCTTCAGGTTCATCCGAAATAAAACCAATCACAAATTCATCCATATTATTTCTCGTTTAGGTAAGCAAAGAATTTATCTCTGGTCTCATTGAGTTTATCTAAGGCAATGAGCTTATTGTTCGCCATTGATACCGCACACTCCAATGCCACTCTCTTCTTATCGAAAGTATAGTCTCTTGTAGCAAAGCCTTTTTTCTGTTCCTTAGCAACCACAAAAGAAGGATTGTATTGAGGATTGGAATTAGGCTTAATTTCTATTTCATATTCCTGGCCTACTTTCATTTCATTGAAGCTATCTCCTTTCCGTCCATCCTCAAGAGTGATCTCCCATATAGTCCATTTAGTACCATCATTCTTTTCTCCCTGCTTCTTAATAAGAGAGGATTTCACTTTTACCTTTTCCATAGTTGCTCTGTTTTGATAGAACAACATTAGATATTATTTTTTGTAAAAAAAAATAGTTTGATAAAATAATTTTTTATAGGTTTACTTCATCAAACAAAAAAACAATATGAAAAAGAAACAACCCAAGAAGAAAGCACCGCTTAGAATTGTTCAAGCGACAGGCTCCATCATCACCTCTAAAGGAACAGAAGTTCCTAGTGCTAGTAACGAGCCTGAGCCGTTTTGTAAGGTGTGTTGAAGTTTATATTTAAACACAAAAATATATGACATTCATTCAAGCGGTCGAACTAATGAAACAAGGCAAGAAGCTAACCCATCGATATTTCTCGGATAACGAATGGGTGACAATGCAAGGCAATCTAACCATGATTTTTGAAGATGGCGTTAAATGCACACCTCAACAATTCTTAATGGATAGAACCGACTTAGTATGGGGCGAAGATTGGAGTGAGTTTGTTGGAAAATAAATCACTATGAAATATGAGAACAAAAATTTACGGTGCATCGGATGATTTAATTGAAATCGAAGGTGCTGTTACTGAAGAAGTAAATGTCTATCTAAAAGAAAATCAAAAAGTAAATTTCTTAGCCTCTGATGGCACAAGTGGCAAGATTAGTTACGATGGTGAATGGCATATAGAAGTTATCAATGCCGGAGATAAATATAAAATCAGGACTACTTCTGTTGGTGATGATGCTGTGCATGGCGGGGACGCTGCCGGATGTAGTGGATATTCTGATGTGCTGATTCTAAATGATGGGATTGATTGGGTGAAGATTGGTCGTAAAACATTTAAAAGGGGGATGAATTGAAACAGTTATGAAAACACGGGATAACGGCGATGGAGTGTTTTACCATTTGCCTAAGCAGCAGGGACTAACCTGACGGGCTGAATTGCGGGGTTCGATTCCCCGTTTATTCCACTAATTAAAGGAAGTATGAAAGACTATCAACAAAACTTAAAGAATTGACAAGATGAGTACAGAGTATGCAATGGCCATAGCTTTCAGTTTGGCTTATTTAATAGGTCTTGTTTTATGCTTTATCGCATTGGTTCAAAATTATAGAAGGAATAAATAAACCTTTCGCTTACAATACAGACAATGAACGCAAAAAGGAAATATCAGATAGCGCTTGAACGACAAAACAAAAGAGTTATTCAATTAGATAATCTGAAGAAACAGCATTCAAGACTTGCAGACAAACTACACAAACTTGAAATGAGAATCGAAAAGTTAAATTATAAAATTGAATACGAATGAAACTACAATACCGAGAAACTAAATGGTTCGCTGGCGAAGTGCCTGAAGAACCTATTTGGCATGAAATTCCTGCTACTCCTGATAGTTCTGATTGGGAAATAATCGATGAACAGAAGCAAGAGTATCAAGAAGCCCTTAAACTTGCCATATCTCAATTCAAAGAAATAGCGCCTCAAGATCAGGAGATAATACAACAATTTTATTGTCAATCAGATAATATTAAATGGACTCCCGATCCCTCTAAGCTCTATGACTCAGGAGACTTGGTGTTTGAGTTGCAGCGGATAAGAGTGCCAAGTAAATCGTTAGACTTGGTTGCTGAGTCAAAACAATATTGGACTTTGAAAGAAGTAAAGACAGTAAATAGCATCCGCACTGAGATGCCTGAAAAATTAAAAGAGGCATATAATGTCCCCTCACTTCGTCAATTATGTTGGCGAATAGATCGTGAAATTTGGGCTAAAGTCGAAGTTCATGAAGCAACCCAATCTTGGGGTAGAGAACAAACAGGATTATTAATACTCGATTTCTTAAAGGAAATTCAGACCGAGGAACAAAAAACAATTCAACAACTTCAATCACGCATAGCAGAACTAGAAGAACAACGCGAAAGACTTATTGCTGAACTTATGAATGCTGAGGATAAATTGAAATCTAAGGAATCCAATTAATAGGGAGGCGGTAATACCTTCACCCATGAAAGACAATAATCAGCAAAGAAAGCAATCCTAAAGCCACTTCTCCGATAGTCCTATTAACAACCTTTCGAGTTAATTTAATTTCTATAATCTTATGGGCTGAATCCATTTTTAGAGAATATTTGATAGTCTCATTTTTAACCCTTATCGCGCTATCTAAAGACTCATTAGCTTGATTGAGAGAATTTATCAGATTGCCTTGTGATCGTTGCAGGGAATCGCAAATAACCCCTCTCTTAACCTCTTTAGTAATGGTTGTGGAATCGCTTTTGAAAACTGCAGCTATCTCTGCCTTTGTGACGGTGATTGGCGAAATGTATTTACTCATCCAAAAGTCAGCAAGTCTTTTATGGTATTTGGCCGAATCCTCCCAGATCCTTGCTCGTTTCATCCAGAAAGAATCTTTTGGAGCTAGCTTAATAACCTTAGCCTCATCTTTCTTTAACTCTTGTTTTTCTAGCTTGATGGAGGCCGATTGCTTGCCCGTACATGAGTTTATTAAATAGCCTATGCCAAGGCCTACCAAAACAGAGATAAGCAAATGGTATGGCCTTATCATCCTATAAGATTTATAAAGCAATCTACATTCGCCAGATTTCTTTGTCTTTTCTGCACCTGTCCTCCATTTGAATCATTGCCAGCGCTTGTATTGCCTTCTATGGTGTAAAAAAGTCCTGCTGTTTTATCCATCCATTCCACGAATATCCCGACATGATCTGGGGCTTTATCATGATTCCAATCGAATAAAACCAAATCTCCTGCTTTTGGATCTTGTGTGATTTTATCCTTCCAAATATTCTTTCCAAAAGGAACGCTTGCAAATCCTTTAATGAAATCAGTTTTGTATTTTGGATGTCCTATGGGTATTCCTGCCTGATCGTAAACCCACGAACAGAAAATAGCGCACCATTCAGCACCATCGAATCCAAACCACTGTCCGAACTTCTGCTTATTAGATCCTGCAGGATTCTCAGTTACGCCTATTTCGTGCTTGGCTACTTGAATAATTCGCCATCTTATATCTTCCATTTATTTTTTCTTTGGTATAAAAAATTCAATAAATCGTTCGGCATTCACTTTATACAAAGCATAAGATCCAATCTTTTCTCCTGATATTGTTATGATCGCGATAGCCAGTGGTTGCCAATGTTCTGCTACTTCATCCATAATCCAAGGAGCGAATAGGTAGGCCGATCCTATACCGCAGATAAAAGAAATGACAATCTGCTTAATAGTCACATTCTCTTTTCTACTTAGAATCGCAAGTTTAACACTCAGTCCCATAAGCGCAGGTAAAAGTATTTTAATGAATAGGGCTTTAAGTTCTTTCCACTCGTCTGTCATGATTGTAGATTATAAATGAAGTACAAATGGCAATTATTCCAATAATGACGTCCGTGTAAATGTAGTATGTGATCTTAAAAATTGCTTTGTCAATTACACTTCCAAAGATCATTACTCCTAGAAAACAAAGGAATGCCTTAGTCAATCCATTGGTATTATAAAACCCTATCATGCAAAAGAGAAAGAACATAATCTCATAAACCACATTACGAGCTGCATAGAATTTGACATACTCTCCACAATCATTCAGATCATAGATATACCTGATTGTAGAATTGCCAAAATAAAGCAAAATCAAGACTACAGACATCGCTATCATTATTGCCCTTTTCACTTCTTTGGTGGAGGTGGATCAGGATTAACAGTATCTCTCTTGATCGGCTTCTTAATCGGTTTTTTAGCTTTCTTTTTCTTTGCCATATTATTGAAGTTTATCGTTTACTTTTTTCTCTGCAAATACTACTGCCTTTCCTAAAGCCCCATAAACTAATCTCTGTCCAGCATAACCTAAAATTAAAGCTATTCCGAATGACACTAAGTTGTAATATTGCCATTCAGTTATGCTTTTAGGAGCGTAATCTAAAACTATATAATGTGCCACTAAGTTTAATCCAATAATTAATCCAGAAATGAAAAGAGTGATCTTGTCTGTTTTCCAGAAAAGTTTCATTACATCTCCAAGACTATCATCAGGAGAAAGTTTGTCTAATTCTAAAACTTTTTCGCCTACATGGAATCCAATTCCAAGTAATTGAAGAATGAAGATTAAAGCATATTCCATAGCTATTTCTTTTTAGGTTTAAGTATTCCATCAATTCCTTCTTTCGTTACTATCAGGCTATCCCCTTTATCACTCAGCCTTTGTATTGGTATTTTTCTTGACTGATATATGCGACTTACAAATTTTTGATGCTCTTCTCTTCGAATTGCAATAGCCTGATTGAATAAATCAACCTGTATTTTTGCTTGTTTTTCAAACTCATCATTGTCTTGAAACGTCATTTTTTCAAGTTCAGTAAATTCGATATGGAACTTTGAAGAATCAATTGGTTCAGATTTCTTTTGCGCGAAAGCCATCGAGCAAAATGAAATAAGTAAGAGTGTGGGTAGTGTTTTCATTATTCTAATCTTTATATCCTGCTGCTAAAAGTAATCCGTAAGCTATTCCGTGGCCCTTGTTTGAATTGGAATTCCATCCGTGCATTTTTGAGAAACCTAATTCAGTAGGATGGACAAAAAAAGCGTCTAAAATAAAATCCCCTTGTTGCGGCAGTAATGTGTTATACATTGCGACACGAACAAATTTTACACCCATTTGACTGAGTTGTACCCATCCCTTTCGCCATCGCCAATTGTTCATGCTCTGCATTTGTGCATCTCTTGTAGGGCCTGAAAAACGAGCATTGTTTTCTTCTATGAAAACAAATCTAAGTGATGGTTTTAAGTTATAATAAGTCATGACGAGAGTAGTAAAATCAGACTGTTGTGTAACGTCTGGAAGATTATTAACACCCAACATTATGACAATTATATCGGGATCATACGCAGCCATATACGTTGCTGGTGTTGACGCTCCATTTGATCCAATAATAAAATCCATAAATGAAGTTCCCCCATATCCAGCATAATAACCCATTGGGAAAGCTGAATTAAATACCGGCCCTTTAAAGCTCATATTACTGATGCGGGAATCGTTCAAGAGCATATTATAGCAGCCCAATCGCCAACTATTATGTGGTGTCCCTCCAATAGTACGGCTATCTCCAATAAATAGCACATCTAATGCCCCTGCCGTATTTGGAAGGGCTGGTAAAATTGGATCAACATCACTTATTCTTTCAGCAGGATTATACCTTGCATAAAAAGGAATATTCGTAGTTGATGATGATGCACTACTTGCACGAGTAGCAACTAATCCGCCTACTGCATCTGTCCAAGTCGATCCGGCATCGCTTGCTTTGAATAAAGTTACTGTATTTGTAGCCTGTGAATAAACATCATTTAAAAGAGCTTGGTAATGTGATTCTATCTGAGAATCAGTAAGTCCTGTTGAACTAATCCCACACGCAATTATACCGCTTTGATAAGGGTAAAAATTACTTGAATTAACAAAAGCAAACGATCCAATCGTAAGCCCTTTGGTAGAGCTTATGAATGACATTGTAGTAGCGTTCATCGTAAATCCATTATAAGAACGTACCCCATTCTTATACATGTAAATTTTACCATGTCTAACTACTCCATGAATAACTTGTATTTTCCCTACTTCGTCCCACGTTGAAGCGATTGCGTTTACTTTTGTAACAGTATCATTATCATTACGAATGAATGTGCCACCAACGAACATTGAAGTCTCTCCCTGAAACTGACAAAATCCCCAACCAACTTTATTGGCATTGTGGTTGGTCTTCCCAAAAATTAACTGGGTATCATTTGTTGGAATTGCGGGATAGTTTGCAGTCACTACAACCCAAGCACTAAACCCTACCGAATCAGCTTGTCTTCCTGTTCCATCACCAGTATAATAGTTTTGTGAATTGGAAAAACCAGTAACAACAGAAACGGGAATATTCTTTTCTGAAACGAAATGTCCTACCTGCGAAGCGCTGATTTTAGGATCGGTGCATCCAATTAAAAATAGAACGTATAGAAGTAAATATATTAATCTCATAATTATTTCCATGCCGGTATATAAGCAGTTGAGCCATCAGAAGTTGTTATTTGAACCCATGTATATGGGGCGGTGTTTGTAGTTGCTGGTGAATTTGTTCCTAACAAAGCACTTCCCCCTCCAGTAGTATTGGTACCTCCGAACTTTATAACACGATTAAATGTCCATAGACTACTTGAGACAGTATAAATATCATTCGTGCCGTCATTAAAAGTATATACATCAACATTCGTTGCACGATGCCGCCATGCTTTTGTACCACCTGTATTAAACACTATAACATCAACATTTGTACCTGAACTACTAAATGTACTGGCAGGGGAGCGAAGAGCTATTGTGGATGAACCTGTAAAATCGGCAGTAGTTCCACTCTGGAATAAATCTCCATTATATCTAATTCTAAATCTATCTGAAGATGCTGATTGCAAATGCATTAAATAATCGGCCGATCCTGTTGTACTCCATGTTGGATTTGTACTAATAAGCTCCCTTCCTTGCATCCCAACTGGAAAAGTTGATGTTAAATATAACGATCTGGCAACCTGAGCACTTGTACCTGATCCAACAACAAAACTTCCGCCAATTTCAAATAGATTATAAACATCAGCATTTCCTCCACTTCCGTTTGATCTTCCGGTAATCGTTGGATTTATTATAAAATGATCTTGTCCTGAAGCTGTCCCGGTCCAGCTTCCTCCCATCGATGAACCTTGAGTATTTAAAACCCAACTGATTGTATTGTTTGCCTCACTATAAGAACTTGCTCCAAAAATTATACTCCCTTTGGTTGCATGAGAAGTTGATGAAAGCGTTAAATTATTACCCGATGCTGTTCCGCCAATTACACTTTGTCCTCCTGATTTTCCGGTTGAAAGATCTGCTGTTAACGTTCCTGATGTGTTGGTTAGACCAGTACTGATTGTTAATGTCAGAGCATCTACATAACCTGTGGTTGCAATTGTACCATTATTAGTCCCAGGTGGTTGTGTTGTTGCTGTCATCCCATTCGCTAAAGCACCTGCATTGATAGAAGCGGCTGGCAATCCTGTTGCATTAGTCAAGGTTAGGCTAGATGGTGTTCCACCTGAGCCGTTAAACAAAACAGGAGCACCAGCACTACCAATGTTTACTCCTAATGCAGTTTGAACACCCGTGCCGAAAGTGATTGTTGATTGTTTAGCATTTAAGGCTGTTTGTAAATCAGTTTGATTTGAAAGTGTACCCGTAATAGAACCCCATGCTCCGCCTGAACTACCTAAGAAAATTTGAAATATATTATTAGGCTGATCATACCAAACTTTCAATACCTGATTGGCCTGAATATCTCCTGACGAAAGTGCTGTATAAGATCCGCTTACTAGCTTCTGAAGATTTACTGCTCCATAACCATTAATATTCAGTGTTGAAGCTCCGCTATTGCCATTCTGAAATTGGATCTCAAACAGACAATTGGAGTAACTTGTTATCGCTGAAGATGTAGAAACATAAGTATTGGTCCCTGTCGCTACTAAAGGCAATACTGATAGCTTACTATAAGCTAAATCATTAAAATCTCCACCAATTCGTGCAGCAGTGTTTTGTCCGGGCCCAGCACTGATTACAGTATTACCATTGGCTATAAGTTGTGCATCTGTCTTTGCCTGACCAAAGCATGCCAACGAGATAAAAGATAAAATTCCAATCAATATTTTTTTCATAATCACTTTAATTTTTAAGGAAACGAATTATCAAAACTACTGTCAAATATTCTACTACTCGAAGCTCCTACTACCCACAAATAACCACGATCAGTCTCATCAAGTTTCCACTGCGTATAAAGTACATTCAAAGGTCTCGCCAAACTTCCAAGATCATTGTTCTCTGGTACCTTAACCGATAACACCAACCTCCCCATCACAGAACTCTCCGCATCTATTCTCTTCTGGTCCGGGTTCGCTATCTGAAGCCCTTCCCAATGTCTATTCATTATAAATCCTGGAGGCGTGTTAAACCCCAAAGTCTTGTACCCCGAGTATTCAATGATCGATCTCACCACGCCCATTAACCTCTGTAACTTCGCCATCGCGAACTGATCTCCAGGTCCATTATTCTTACTCGTCTTGGCTCCCACATAACAATCCACATAATACCGGTACGTTCCGTCACTCTGTATCTGTGTCTGTCCTCCGTAGTTACCCTCCGCAAGTTGCACGTTAACTGATGGATACTCTGTCTCCAAATCAAAAGGCACAAACCTCTCTATCCACACGTTCGCCTTCAGGTTAATATCATAGTTCAACTGGAACTGTGTCAATAACTCCTGAGCCAATATCCTTCCAACCCGATCTCTGACTATCTCAAAAGCCTGTGGTCCTATGGGAACATTTATAGCACTCATTCAAAATCTCCTAACATGCAAACCAAAAGTCCTAACGCCTCATCCGGGTAAATTTCTCTTATCACATACTGCTCAACTATCCCCATACTGTCAATCACGGCCACCCTATTATCTTTAATTATGAGCTTGCCATTTGAATCCCTTACCGGATAACCTACATCTGACAAAGAACTCTCTGCGAAAGAAATATGGATCTTTCTGGTATTAACAAACTCTCCCTGATTATCTACCCCTAAATGAATGACCGATGACATCCCTCTGATAATCGCGGTGGTGATGCCATCTGCTGCCGTAAACTGAATAGTCTTGGTAAATCCATTCGGATCTGTTCTTATCCTCTTCACTGCCGCTTGTGCTGTTTCTATCATTCCCATATAAAAAGTTTAGCCTGCGTTTACCAGGCGCAGGCTATTACCCTAATCCAAATTATAACCGACCAATCAAAAAATGCCTGTCTAAATAATATTTTTTAAGCAGCTCCTCTGAAGGTATAAATCTGATCCACTGCCACCGGAATCGCGATAGGAGCTGATTGAACTGCCATCTGATGCTTTGCCAACCATTCATCGATCATATCCGAGAAGTTATACTCTCCCTGGATAGGAACTTGACCGGGAGCTCCAATCAATCGTGGTGTTGCGCAGCATACCAGCTTGAAGCGTGGATTGCTAGGGAACATCACCACTTGGTTCACCGGCACATAAGGAGTGCTAGTATATGTAGGTGTCCATGAAAGACTTGTTGGTGTATTGCCAGCCGCATCGTTCACAGGAAGATCGTAGAACTGTGGATAAGACCACAACTGTACGCGATATGATCCCGCAGTAATGCTTCCTAAGAATACCATGCCCTCAGCTTGACGTACAGGCATGATAGCATCATCGAACTTAGCCTGGAACATCTTCTGTGTGTCGATGAACTTAGCATTGTTACGAAGGTCATTCCATGCAGTCGTTCCAATAATAGCATTGAACGTCCCATCGAAAGACTTACCTATCTTTCTCAAGAAATCACAACCTTTCACGAACACTGGATATGGATCCGTTACCGTGGCGAAATAGTCACCTGCGACATCTGAAATTGATGATGTCTTGCGCTTGAAGTCAATATTGACCCCCTGTGTCATCGTTACAATACCTTGATTGAAAAACACCTGAGCACACTGAAGTTCTCTTGCACGTCTGATTTTGTCGATCAGAATATCCATCCGGTCTGCTACTTCATTCACAAATGAAATGAATAGCGGTTCTTGTGCGTTGCCTTGTGATCCCAATACGCGATCATAAAGATCGAGATGGGTCAAATCCATATACTCCCTGAAATAAGGAGGCTCAAACATCTTTTGCGAACTGCGGCTGAAAGTATTACGGTTACCTTCCGTTCCTCTTACCACATCGGTAGCCACCTTCTCCCCCATACGTTCCACTTCAATGTAAGTGGACTTGGTAGGAACTACCTGCGTAGGAAAGAATGACTGAAGGAAAGGGGTAACCTTCGGCCTCTCGCGATAAACATCCACTAACGTGGTGGTGAAAAGTCCCCTGATGTCTGCGGTTGAAATACTCATATTGCGTTCGCTTTATTTTTTTTTAATTCTTAATTGTCGTAATCGGTCATCTCCGTACGGCCTCTCAATACAATTCCTGCTGAGTCTGCCTGTAATCTGTCACGATACCTACGTCCGGCCACAACCGTATCCAGCGTATCTCCGAAAGTGAATATCAAAAGAGGAGCAGAAATATCTCCAGCGATACAGATTGCACATTGTTGCGTTTGTCCTGCTGCCAGGTTTACCACATCTCTGGCAAGGACTCCTATAGGAAATTGACTACCATCTACTGCCGAAGCAGTCGAAGGAATCAATACTCCAGTGCTTGCCACTCGACCCATTACCGTACCGGCTAACAGCGTAATGGTGGAATAACTGAAGTTATTCACATAGTTGTCGTTCTCATATCGGTTGCCCCATAAGAACAGTTTCTCCAGATTGTACTGGGTAGTAATCTGTTGGCCTGTATTGATCGTAATGGTTGCTGAACTCATATCGTTGATCTTTTAAAAATCTTTTTTTCTTTTTTTTATGCTGTTGCCCGAACGCCTCTCTCGAAACCCATAATCACATCACTTTCTGATTTGTCTTTGAGATTCAAAGAAGCACGAATGCTCTTTGTGAAAGTATCCAATTCTGGATTGGGCTTGTCTTTCTTTCCATCATCTGTTTGTGTGGTGGGAACTGTTTTAGCTGCGCTTGCAGCCAATTCTTCTGCCGCTTTAGGGCTCATTGCCTTTAGTGCAAATTCCGCTTGCTGAGTAGCCGTCATTGGCTTACCAGAAGCGATAATTGCTTTCACTCCTTCTGGATCAAGATGATTGAAAACCAAAGCTGCACCAACACGGTCACGCTCTGCGTTAACTCCGGCTTTTGCTCCAATGTCAAAAATTTCATCGTAAAGCGCAGGATGTTGTGCGCGAAGTTCTTGAATGTTCATAAGTTTTTTAGTTTTATCGTCTTGCTGTTGTTGTGCACTCGATGCTGCAATCTTTTCAAACATGGAACCCATAGCTTCCATCTCGATAGGAGTCAATTCGACTATTTCATCGACAAGTCCTATGGCTTTCATTTCTTTGGCCGATAGAATTACATCGACTCTTTTTTCTGGATCGAAGATTTGATCCATCGTAACTCCCTTCAGTTTTTCAAGTTTTGCGACATTTATCTTTGATTCGAGTTGTGCTCTCAAATCTTTGTTGCGTGCATTAAGCCACTCTTTTTCTACTGCCGTGGTGGCATACATGTCCGCTCTGTGCAGAAGTCCACTTGAAACACTTAATGCAGTTACTTTTTTGGCATAAGGAAGAAGGAAAAATCCTGCTGAATTTGCTGCGCCATCGATTTGAATATTCACGTTACCATGTTCCTTCATCTTTGCAGCTATACCCCACATGGATAAAGGATTTCCACCTGGTGTGTTCATCCTCATGTTCACAGTTGAACCCATATTATCCTCCATCTTCGAGATCAAGTTCTCTGCGATGTAGTCGTAGATTCCTGTATAGAGGTAAATTTCCTTAGCCATTTCGTAACCAAAAATCCCATAGAGAAGTATATTATAAAAAATTTAGTATCAAATTGGGGAAATAATTAAATTTGAGTCTATGAGCAAAAAAACATATCCCTCATGGCAATTACCTGAAATAAAATTTACGGTAGCCAATGAATATCATCAGCAAATTTCAAACATATCGCATAATACAGGCGAATCAATTGCCAGCCTCATGCGACCCAAAGTGCGGGAAATAATCAATAGCTATCCTGAAGAAACCAGGAATATTAGAAAAAAACTTTGATTGATTTTATTGACTTACATTGACCGTCTCGGTCGTCTCAGGTGGCAGTTCTATGCCAAGTTTCTTTATGTTCTCCATCTCCTGAGCAAACTGCTCTGCATTGTGATCACTATCTCCACCATTTAATGTTTCCGTAGCTCTCTCAACTGTAGTCAGAGGAGCAGTAGCACCTACAGGCCCTAGCTTCTCTCTCTCTGCCTGAACTTCTTTCATGGGATCGATATGAGGTACTGGAGCTCCGGTCCATCTACACGTACGGTAAGCACTCAGAACCATGTAGTCATTCGTAACCTGACGTGCTATGAGATAACCTGGTGCCTGTATTCTATTGTTCAGAATCTCTATATCCAACCAGAAATCATAAACGTTCTGAAGAAACTGCCTTCCGAAATCAGTTCTCTTGATGGTCAAAGTATTCTCCCAATCTTTGATAGCTGCACGGCTGGCTGAATAGTTCTCGTTGTATTTCGACATCGCTACATCGGGAGGAATTTCAATAGTGGCGCAAACAATGTCGTTGTTCTTGTCTATGAAGTCTGCATAATATAGTTTGTCCTTATTTTCGCGCAAGGTCTTTACCTCCGATCCTTGTGGCATGTTGATCGTCTGCTTATTGGTAGATGCCTGTACACGATTGGCTAAAGCTATTCCTTGAATGTCTCTTGGAATATCACCGCTGTCCATAGGATCCCATTGATAAGCCTTCGCTACTTGTTCACTGAAAGGATTCTCCCCGGATGCTCCAAGTTGATGAGTGATCTGATAGGCAATCTTGGCTTGTTCTTCAGCTGCTGCCAAAGTAGCCTCATCATAGCGTTCCATTTTCTTCAGCTTCTCAAGCACTGTAGTAAGCAAAGGAATTCCTCTATGAGTGTCTAATCTATACTCCATGCCATAAACAAGAAAAGCTGATACAAGTCCTGCTTTTGCTTCTGCTGTGGATTTGGCGGGAATACGTTCTACATCGAAGCTCATGAAAAGATTCAATGAATCAACCGGCTTTCTGACGTAGAACGCTACATGCTCACCACGTTCTGAAATCTCTACGCCATTGACAATCCTATTCCCATTAGCTGCAATCATTGGCCACCATTCGGATCCGGCCAAAGGACTGGAAAGATGTGCTCCATCAATGAACTGTATCTTTAATCCTTCATCTTTTAGATAACGAAGAACAACAAGTGTATCCCCACCTACGAGAGAATCAATGTGAAGTTTAAATGCTTTGCGGTGAAGATTATCTCTGTTGCTCCAATCGCATTGTTTTGACTCTGCCCACACTTGCCAGCGTGCTTCTACATCTTCGGAAAACTTTTTAAGATCAGGATTGATTTTTCCTAGTAATGCCTGACTTGGTTCTGATTGAAGTTTTAAGCCTTTACCAACTACCCAAGCACCAAACTTTTTGATTACTGTTAATCCGGTAGCACTTTCGATAAATGCCTGCCATGATCTGAAACGTAGTCCAACATAATCCATGAAGTAATACCTCATCGGACCTAGTTCGCCTAAGTTCTTTTCACCGTTGAAGTTGGATGGATAGACTGGTTGATATGTACCAGGAGTAGTAAAGAGGGCTTTTGGAGAATATTTTCTCATGACTGCCTGACCAAAATCCCCCGCTAATGCACGATCAGCAAAGCGTTCATCATGTGATCTTTTCTGTTGATCCACATTATATTTCCTTAATTCGCTACCAGATGCCATGTCGTCTAAAGTTTTTTGAATCTACTAACCTATGAACACGACCATTAAGTCGATTGACATATTTCTGTTTTAACATCTCCATGCTCTCCAATGCAGCCGTAATACCCTTGGTTCCACGGTAAACTTCTCGGATAATAGTTTGTCCATCATTGAGTTGATATTCGCTGATGTTGTCATTTCCCGATGAAGCTGGCGTAAGCAATTGAGCTTCTAAAACAGCAATAACATTATCAAGCGCAATAATCTTTGCTTCTAGTGTCGTGCAAGATTGAAGGTATTTTCCTGCCGTATCGTAATAAACAGCCATATATCAAAATTAAGATTTTATTCTGAATATTTTTTCTTTCACAAAATAGTATCCAACTCGAATGACTGCAACCATCAATTTCATAAATGATTTTCCTATGGACATAAGTGGTTATTTAGCTTGGCTCCTGATATGTCACCCGTAGAATGAGAAGCGTTAGTCGTTGGAATAGCCGAGGTGCCTCCTCCTGTTTGAACACCGGAATGTACATGGGAATTGAATTTATCTACCAATACATCAAAGTCCGATTTTAATTGATTGTAGGCTGTCTGTAGGCCTTCAAACTGTGCAAGGTGGTTATCCTTGCCATTGAACTCACAAGTGCCGTCAGAATGAAGCCAAATGTAAAATTGGACGTTCCCGTTGGCATCGGTAGAATAAATCCTCTTTTCTCCTACATCCGCTAGTTGCTGTTTGTTAATGTATCCGACAATGACTTTATTCTTGCGGCTACTGAGTTCAAGATAAACGGCATCCATTCCGGCAATTGGGTTTGAATCTTCTCCATAAGGCATCGCTTCTTTACCGGTTACAGTATCATCTTTTCCATAGCGCGAAACCTTAACTGTTCTAATTAAGTTAGTTATTGCTGTCGATATGGTTTTGACTAAGGCTTGCATCAATGAAGGTTAATCCCGGCCCAGATATAAGTAGGTTCACTACCATCATAAACCGATTTTGGAACACAATGTAACTTTGAAGTAAAACTTTTCTGATTGCCTCTAAGTTCAACTTCTTCAATAAAGAATTCTGTTTTCTTGAAAATATAAATCTCAGGATTTATTATCGAAACTGTATTGCCAGGCTTTATCACATCCCCATTCTTGTCCTCCCATCGATCAAGCGAAATTCCTAACCCTACCGCACGAAGTTCATTAGCTCTAGCATTCCTAGCCGCGAGAAGAGTATCTACATCTGTACCTGAGTTTTGGATTATAGTTCTCGGCCTAAATACAAAAGGCACGAATGGATTGCTTACCGTATTCTCCGCTGCATTTTCTTCATCACCGTCCTTTTCCTTAAAGACTGTGATCTGTGAGTGCATCACCTGTCCATTAAATCCTAGATCAAATTCTACTCCTGGTATGGTTTCACTGTTTTGAACATTAAAATCTAGTATTGGAACCAATCTGGTAGATACTCTTGTGAATACCACGTTCCCAAATTGATTGTGAGTAATTACAATATTCTTTTGTGCGGCAAGATCAGTGAGATAATTTGCAATGCTTTCAGTAGGCTTAGCGGTTGTCTCTTCAAAAACTTCATCCATTAAAGAACTTACTACTGGATCTATGACTATACCCAACTTGAAAGGCGCTAAAATCTTTTCTGCAATCTGTCTTAAACTCAATCCACTATTCTCAAGTGAATAACCATAAGGCCTTGGTATTGCTGTTTTCCATTTTAAATTACCAACTTCATCTATTGCAGTATCGACCGATTGATTAGTTGCAATGTTACAATCATTGAGAAAGCCAGGAAGAGAATATCCCGAGATACTTACTAACTGTTTAACCTTCTTGGAATGAAATTTTATCGAAATGATATAGCCTGTAAGCAAAATAACTCCATTGTGGTATAGATAGCAGATGTGGTAATGCCCTATGCAAGACATTTCCTTAGTCTCAGTAACATTTGGATTATAGTAATAATCAAGTTGAAAATTACTGGAAATACTGTTGAACTTCAGGTGCAATACGAATTCATTGAAGAATTCAACTTTCCTATTCCTGATTCTATCATATATTACTAACTCCATCAGATATAGAATAACAATTGTCTACCCTTCGAAATCTGAATAAGTTCATTTAAAGCAATGTTGTTGTTTTTGATGACAGTGTCGATAGTTGAATCATCAACAAGCAACCCATAATATTTATGTGCCTGAATAACAACATTGGTATCCTCTGTCACTAATACGACCCTTTCCTGCTTGGAACTCAAAGCAATGTTAGTGAGATTAGTTATAGTAAAACTGATGAGTTGATCGAGCGCCTGCAATGATCCCGCATCTGGGATATAACTTGTTTCCAATCCTCCGTTCGTTGTCTGTAGTTGATCTAATAGCGCCAGGAACGCATTATACATCGCTTGTATTTGAGTGATGACATTCAAGACATCCTGCCTTGTAGCATAATCCGGGAAAACTGTTCCGACAACAACTCTTCCGTTAGAATCATAACTGGTAACCGAAGTTACTGCCACAGACGAAACTAATGTATTTCCTGTCGCTTCAAAATTCCTTTTGTCGTTAATACTGAAAATTTTATTCACTTGCCCCGATAGTGAATTGAATTGCGACTGTATTGTAGACATCCTGTTCTTAATCGAATCAACGAATTGACTTGGATAGTTAATGACTGTCTGAAAATCCTGCATCGCCAAGATAGGATTGGAAGCCAGCGATTGTATAGACGCATTTGCTGCATTGAAGGCATTGAAATAATTTCCTGCATCTTCCGTTAATTTAACAGTCTTTGCGCCTATGTCATAAATTAACTTATTGAATCCGGTAAGTGTGTTTACATCTTTGATGCCTGGCTTTAACTGAGTTATTTGAACTTGGTATGCTTCTGCAACCAATTCGTCCATTTGTTGCTTTTGGAATAAGATGTCAGTCCTTGGGTCTTTGGTAATCTTTGGACCACCGAAAGTAATTGTTTCCAAAAGAGTACCTGTGACTACTGTAGTATTAAAACCTGATGGATCGAATTTGAGTGATACCGGCTGAACTGTTATTGTACCATAGATAGGGTGTTGAATTGTCCAAGGTCTGGGATCATTCGCACTATCTTCAAATTGGTCAGCATTATCGAAATTGTCATCGCCTTGAAAGATAATGTGAAGATTAAATTTTCTCGCTTTGTTAGTTCCCCTAAAAATAAGCGAACCCTGTATATTAGGGAAATCAAACTCAGTAGTGTTATAATCAAGTTCCTTTATGCAATCATTTTTCCAGAGCAAATCTGAATAGATAACTCCGTCACCAGTAATGATTATGAATGGATTCTGTACTTTGTCTCTCCAACTCATTTCGCATATTTATTAATCCAGAACTCGGCTTGATTAATATAAAAATCATTTGCCTTCTTAGTAGAATCCATTGAAGCCTCGCGCATGAATGATGTTTCTTTTACAGCCACCTTGCGTTTTTTGCTATAGCTGTAAAGAGGTGTCAATCTGAATTTCTTTTTACCATCATCTTCCAACAATGATTCTACTCTCCACAAAAGATTTTCTCCGAGCACATTGCTACCTAGAACATAACCACCAACACCAGCCTTGAAAATAGCTTTGACAAACTTTTGTTTCTTGGAATCCCCACTCAGGTTCCTTGCAATTACAAGTTTGTTCTGAGGTAAAATTCTTGTCAAACGATTCGCTGGCTTTACAAGCGTATTATATCCTCCGGTCCTTGCAGTGTCCAAAGGAATAAATGATTTACCTCCGATCTTGCCTCCATGCTCCTGTTGTTCCAAGTCTTTTACTGCGAAGTTATCTGCTGGATTACCCTTATCCGAACGAAGGTTATTTGAAAAGAACCCAACTGTCGAACGCATAGAGTTAACTTGATTACCAGTTGCCATTTCAACCCCGCTATTGGCCTTAAAGAAATTCGGAGAGCGTTTTACGAATTGCGTGTGCGCATGAGCTGGCATAGTTCTTTGTTTGACATCAAATGCCAGATCGTTCAAAGTACCGCGAACTGCATTCGGTAATGCAGATTTCCTCAGTTGTTCAAGCCTAGCTGAATGTTTAACAAGCGCATCAGTATTGATGTTTAAAATCATGATATATATTCAACAATTAGATACCCTCTATTGAAGGGAGTAGAATCGTAATCAGTGCTGTCAAATACACCCGTGGCAAATCTACTAAGATCAATTGTTGTTCCACCAGCTGACCAACTAAGTTGTCCACCAGAACCAAGAACATCTCCATCACTAAAAATAAGTGGCAAAATTCCATTCGGGCCAGACTCAGGAATAATGTATGCTTGGGCTCCTCTTATTTTCGAAGCTGTAAGCCCATGAGCGATACTGACACTACCTGTAGTATCCATGTTCCAATCACCAATATTTATCAATTTTCTCCTTAATCCACCATTAAGATTATCCGTTATTTGTGCAGCTATTATTGCTGATAATTTATTAATGAATAAACCAAGGGCATTATTCAATTGGAACCCGTCATATTCATTCTCCGGCAACTCATTTGGAGTGAGGTTGGCATCCTTCATTAATTGACTGAAGAACTGATGAAAGTCTCCATAGACTTGTTCATCAACCGGAGTTCCCTTTGTTCCCGATCCATCATCATCTTGTATTCTTCCATGAGGATAAGTAGATGTTGGAGCTAATACCTGTGGTTTGTTCTTAAGCGATATCATAATGAATCAAATTTAAACAAAGTTTACGAGTAGAAGCACAGTGATGTTCACTGGCTTTATTTTTAAAATCAATTGACGGAATGCAGTCTCTTGTTCTTTTGGAATATTCACGAAAGTTCCTGCAGGACATCCACCAATGAAAATTGTATCACTGTAATCGCCTGGATCAAAACTGTCATCAACACTTGGATCAACCGAATTAGCAACAATAATTCCACTCCTACTTAAATATCCATGCCTCTGTTGACCGTGCAATAATGTGCTGATATGACGTACTAATCCTGTATTAGCAAATTGAACGTATGTTTTATAAAAATAGGAACCAAATGTACCCCTCATTACATTATTTGGGTAACCAGTAACCGCAGCAGCCACGAATAAACTATTGCCATAGACAATACAAGACCATGAATTATCCGCAGGACTATTTTGAATTGTCCAAGTGATTCCATCCGGTGATGTCATGATTCTATTTCCTGCACCAGAATTTGAAACAGCAACAAATAAACCATTACCATAAGTTATAGCAGACCAATCATTATCTGCGGCTGAAGCTCGCGAAGTCCAAGTAATTCCATCAGGACTAGACATAACTCGATTACCTACACCTGAATTAGATACTGCTACAAATAGACCTCCTCCATAGGTGACCGAAACCCAATTGTTACTTGATGATGCAGTACGATCAGTCCAAGTGATACCATCGGGTGAGGTCATCACTTGAGTAGGCCCACCACTTGCAATGGCTACATACAAAGAATTTCCATAAGTAATACTCCTCCAGATACTTCCAGTAGAAGCACGTCCGGTCCATGTAATGCCGTCCGGACTCGTCATAACTGGAGTAGGACCACCACTACTACTTACAGCGACAAATAGACCTGCTCCGTATGTAACAGATTCCCAACTACCACCTATATCTGTTCGGGCGGTCCATGTTATTCCATCGGGGCTAGTCATAACCTTATGTAATCCTGTCTCGCTTACAACAACAAATAAACCATTACCATAAGCAATGGAACTCCATGAATTATTTTCCGCAGCAGTTCTTGCGGTCCATGTAATGCCATCGGGACTCGTCATAACCTGATTCCCTCCTGAACTTGCAACTGCGACAAATAATCCTCCTCCGTAAGCAATCGATGTCCATGTGTTTAAAGATGTACCGCTATATAAAGTCCATGTAATTCCTGGTGTTATAAATAAATTCTCATGAACACATATATTATATCCAGCTGCCTGCAATACATCTTGAATGTAATCCAGTGCCGCTTTTGCAGGATTAGTGCCAGGCCAATTCAATTGTACTTTGATTGCGTCCATTCTTTGATTTAATGGAATACCGGTTCCATCCGCAAGTCCTAGCCTCTTCTCCCATGCGCTTGCATCGTCAACTGTAAAATTTGGATTATCTGGAAGTGAACTATCAAGAATAGAAACCGCATTATTGTAAGCCCTGATCTCGGATGCCAACAATCCATTGACAAACTTTTCCTTTATGCTACCCGGATTAATGCGCCAAACTCTTCCAGTCGGGAAGAGTTGTTTGGTGAGGGCTTTTATTTTATCATCAATTGCCATTAAGGAAATGTCATAGTTGATAACCAAGGAATATCCCCATTCAAAAACTGAAACGATGCCACAGGTGATGAATTAACATTTAAAGTGATCGCTCCAAATACACTTCCTGGCACTGTATTCAAAATTACAGAAGCAATATTGTTAGTGCTAAAGACATCGTTTTTGTTAGCCAATGCGTCCGCTCCGGCCACGAATGGCCTTACTGTTGCAAGATATTCAGTCATGGCAGTAGTTATCGCTGCTTTTTGATCTGCGGTGAAAGTACTTCCTGCTACTGAAATATCGATCTGTTTAATTGTTACTGGTAAATAATTTACAATCGCCTGTAATGGCCTTCTTCCAAGTCCGGTTTCTGGATCTGCATCCACATCTGCTTTCACAGCATCAAGAATAGCCTGAGTAGGTGTTCCTTTACCATCGGTAGAGTCTATCAGTATAGCTTCGACATAAAGATTTATCTGATTTGGGAATCCAGATACAGAATAGATATACGACTGTTGAACGCCTTGCGCTTCTGATGCCCAAATTCGATAATCACTTGCTGATCCCCCGGTAGGTGTCAATCTAAATGACTGTAAAGCCACCGCCCGATATTCTTCTATTGTCTCCGCTTCAAGAGGTGGTATGTTTTCCGAATTTACGGTTACACTTGAATTCACATTGGCGATCGGTGAAGTAGCCGTTAAATTATCACCATTGGAAAGTTTACTTGCAATACCGGCAGTAAGTGCTCTTATGACTATCGTGTCTGTGCTAGATGTTAGTGTGTGGCTATTATCCAATATGAATAACATACCAGGACTTGTCGAGTCATCATTGCTTTTGAAAGTTTGTGAGGATTTTATAATAGCTCCAGCAACTCCAGTTACCACTACCTGATATTGGCCGGCAACTGCAGGGAAAGGATTACGCCCAAGTTTTATTCTTCCCCATCTTTCTAACGTACCTCCGGCTGCTTCTGGATCAGCTATATCCACGAATACATTCTTCTGAACATTTCCTAGAACGAGATAATAAAGTTTCAATCTAACTGCCTGCACCATAGCCGATGCCCTAAGAAAGTTTTTTCCAACAGTTGGAATACCACTTCCAAATTGAGATTGCAAGTCATTTAAAATTGCATTGTATAATTGCGATATGGTTTGGATATCTGTCATAAAAACGAGTCATCAAAGCTGGAGTCGAAAGTTCTTGAAATAATTGGTAACGTAACATTATTGTTTAACCTTGCGATCAATTCTTGTTTAGTGGCATCCCATACATAAGAAAAATTCTGTGCGGAAGTAGCGGGTTGTTGGAGTTTAACATCAATGTCTATTCTATCCACGCCAGTTATTGACACATTCACGTTTACAGTTCCTATTGCCGTCAAATAATTAAGATCGTCTTTAACTGCTTGTTCTATTAGCGCACGTCCTGCACTCGTCAATGGAATAGTGTTAAGGCCTCTTTCCGTCTTGGAATTGAACTGCACACTTTTGTCATTAGGATGCAATAAATTATTTCCCCAAAAACTAAGGTCTAATTCCAATGGGTTTCTTTTTTGTGTTGTATCCTCCGCAACGTTACCTCCGAAGAGTGCAATATATACTTCATTCTCAAATCCATAGATTACCGAAAGATCGTTTGTGGTCTTTATCAATTCTCCTCCATCACCTTGTTCTACGAGTTCCAGATCCATATCAGTAAGAAGGTGTTAAGTAAAAAGAAGCATCTGATGTCGATTTAACTTTAGGCATAATATTAGGAGTTGAACTCTTTATGTTTGTTCCTACCGGAACATTGCTGAAGTCAACCGCTATATTCCCCTGTAGCATTTGCATTAAATTTTGTTGCTCTGTAGCCTTTGGATTAACGAGTGGTGCGTTCTTATCAAACATTCCTTGATCGTTAAAATAATCCCGAGTTAATTGTGCTGCTCTATCAAAGTTTTTAAATCCCTGCATGCCGGTGATAGAATACATAAGCTGAGCCATTTGTTGTAATGGTGTCAAAAGCCATTCAAAAATCGCAATCCCTATTTGTTTTATACCTGCCAAAAATCCTTCAGTAGTGAAAGCCTTGGTTATCTTTTCCCAATGCTTTGAAATCTCAACCAGGAGACTAATAAACATTCCCAATGGTCCAAGCAAGAATAGAACAGATGCACCCCATTTATCATAACTTTCAATAGCTAATAAAATTACTGAAATCAATAATAAAATTCCCGCCACTACAAGTCCAATTGGATTAGCTAACATAGCTGCGTTAAATAGCCACATTGCTGCAGTTGCCACGTATGTTAATCCGGTCCATACAACTATCAGTGCATTGTAAATTCCAAGTGCTATGTTAAATGCAATAAGAACTACTTTTGCCGCCAATAAAGCTCCGGCCACATATCCTATCCACTTCACCCATACCAAATATTTTCTTGCTGCATCTGTTACACTCGAATTCATTCTTACCAATTGTTCCCTTGCCGCTTGGGTATCGGCCATCATTAAAAGCATAGCAGTAGCTATCTGAACTATATTTTTCAAAGAATGCGCAATTGGGCCTTGTCCGGTCTCAATGCTCAAAATAAATTCCTCCCATGCCGACTTCATTAACTTAACACTTCCATTGAAAGTTTGTAGTTGTTTTCTGGCAAGATCCTCTACATAGTTCTCTGGTGCGTTTTTGATCTTCTCAACCAAAGTCTTTATACTTTCAAGCTGATGCGCGAATTCTACCGCTGATACGACACTTCTCTTTCCAAACTTATTGTAAGCATAAATCACAGCATTATTGCTATTGGCTACTTTCTTAATAGCCGTATCGAAATCCATTCCTCTCTTACCAGCATCTATAAGGATGTTCTTGAGTGAGGTTGCACCGGTAGCTGTATGAATTTGTACGTTCCGGAGCGTACCAAGATATGCTAGCACTTGTTCATAACTCTGACCTGAAAGTTTAGCTACTCTATTAACGATCGGAAGCTGGGTGGCAAATGACTCAAAATCTGCTGCTGTCAGGTTTGCAGCATAAGCCAGCTTATTGATCACATCTTTTGTCTGAGATGAATCCTTTTCGTAGGATAGTAAAATACCAGCAGCAACTTCTGAAACTCGCTCTGGTGAAGCATTAAACGCTCTTGCACCCGCTATAATCGCAGGTGTCATATTAAATATCTGCTCTCCTCCGAATCCCATCTTAGCTAAGGCTGTCTGAACCTTAAGAATGTTGGGAGCCAACTCACCATAAGTTACCGCAAGCGTTCTGGCTTGAGTAGTGAGTTTTGACATGAGCGGAATCGAATTATCTTGTAGGACCACCGAAAGATCCACTTGTGCTTGTTCGAATTCAGCAAATGTATTTATCGCACTTCGCAAGACTCTTATCAATCCATAAAGACCGACATAAAACCCCAATCCCATAAGCATGTTGTTGAGCGAGGTAATTGGAGCCACCAGCTTACTAAATCCTTGATTTGCCCAATTCAATGCCCTTTGTGATCGCGCAGCGAAAGCCTCCATGTTCGAAGTCATTCTCTTCATGGGTGCCGAGAACTTATCTATGGCCGTAAATACTGAAGGTATAACTAATGGCGCTGACATTATTTTTTATGCATTAAGGTTTTTGTTTCTGCGTTCATTTGTAAGGCATCATCAAACCAATAAAGAAGTCCCATATAATCTATTCTATCAAAAAAAAAGCCGCCAATTTCACTTGGAGGCCAGTTGTAAGTTCTCGCTATCGTCTTTACTACTGAATCAAAACCGAGCACCTCTCCTTTTTCATTCGTCAGATAAAAAAAAACACTATGGCCTGCATTACCTTCCTGTCAGTACCAGAATCCAAAGCATTCAAGATATTCTTTGGTTGATCGGTCGCTGCCGCTGCATACGCAAGGAACACTCCGAAAGCATCTGAAGGCGACACTCCCTTAAGGTAAGGTTGTATCATCTTATCGTTCAATCGCTGCTTATAAGTAAGATCACGAATGGCCAATGAATTTTCTCCCAATGGAAAAACAAGATTATGCTTCAATGTGCCATCATCATTCACTTCAATAACTCCTTGCATGATGAATCCGATCATGTCTTCAATATTCTGCTTGCCTGCATCGCCTTCTCTCACAGATTGAAATACTTTCTTCTGATCGAGCCAAGCGTTGAATTCTGCCTCCGCAGCTTCTCTTGAAATCTTAGGCTTATCCATTAGATAATCTTATCGAGTTTCTGTCCACCTGCGAACTTAATAGGAATTGTTGCGGCAAGTCCATCGCCTTTTACATCTCCTACTACCGTTCCAAGACCTTTATAAACAGCACCACTAACATGCGAAATGGTAAACGTAGCATCTACTGCCTGACCAGAAATATTGTTCAATGTTTCCAATTCTTGACGAATGTTGTTATCCCAGGCAATAACTACATCAAGACTCCAACGTGCGCGCGTAAGCTGTTTGATCATAGCTCCAGAACCATCGACACCTTGGGCATCATCATTACTTCTAAAGCCACCAGGATCGAACGAAGATGTTTCGCCTGCCTTGGGATAAAGAACTCCTGACCCCAAGGTTGGATGACTCCATTTGATTTCTGTTACATCTCCACCTACTGCGCTCATATTATTAATTCAAAGTTTTATGATCCGAAAAAGAAGCCTGCCTCTGCCGTTGTGCTTGCAATGCGTGCAAATCCACTGCGCTGATAGCGGAAGAATGTTTCCAACCGATCAGGATTGGATTGTCCTATGTTTACCACAATACTAGCTTTCATGAAATCAGGATTGGTAATCAATGCCCTTGTCGCAAGATCGTTCGCATACTCATTCAAGATACCGGTCCATTCCTTTGGCTTAATTACCCTATCCGCAGTCACCGTATCGCTGTCATTCGCGATAGAATGATCCTGAACATACAATGCCTCAAGTAAATGATACCCGAACTTAACATTGTTGTCAATATTCAAATTACGGCAGTAACGATATTGTGCAGGGTTCTCTCCCAAAGGATGATAAGTAGTAACGAAATCTTCTACCTTGAATTGACCGCTGACCAGATTAACAGTTGAGCATCCTTTCTTCACAATTGCATCACGATTGGTATAAACCGCCATTGTAGCTGTAGCCCATGATGCAGCTGTAGGCACTGGCATATCTGGATAATATTGACCAGAAACATCCAGATTCACATTATTCTGGAATTGCAATGCAGCCAAATAAGTCATGTTTGCTGCCGCCTCCAAAGACAATCCAAGACTACCTGGTGCCGGAGCAATAGCAATAGTCACATCATTCAGGTAAGTATCTGTGATCGAACTTGGATCGTCTGCGGTTGATCCTGTGATTGCAATAAATGGTTTGAAGATAATACCCACAAACCGTCCTGTTGGATTGGTTGGATCAGGGATACCATTGAATGACATCAATGACTGAATAGTAGTTGTCTCTGTTCCGTAAGGATTGACTACGATCGTATTCCAATCGTTCTGGAATAAATTCAATGAAGATGCAATACTTGGTGTACCTGAACCAGCTTGAGGGCTGTTTAACGTATATGTAACACCAGCTGCATTTGTACCAGCATCTACCGATACCGTCAAAGCATCTGCGGTAAGGCCACTCCACTTACTTGTCAGGATTGCTTCATACGTATCCTGGTTGGCGCTGAATGGCGATCCAAGAATTCCATTGACTGCATTTACAATCTTTTGAAGAATTGTTGGAGTTGTGTCACCAACTACTATGTTGATGGCGTAATAGTTGTTATCGATGCTTTCTCTGCCTGCTATTTTAAGATAGTGAGTAACATTCGCAGTAGCTACACCAGTTGGTTGTATGCGCCAAATCTTTGTTGTGGCGCCAGCTGCTTTTGCTTGTGGGTATACCCAAACCGGAATGCCACCAATACCATCTCCATTGTAAGGAAACAGAATACGGGACATCATGTGGATAGGTGAACCATATCCAAATAAAGTACCGGCTTGTTGTGATGTTGTAATTTGTGTTGGGGCATTGACTGTCAGACCCGATTGATTGGCATCATTGGCCTCTCCCAACATTGCTATGCGCTGAGGGAGATTAGGAGAAACAAGATTGAAAAATCCTTTTGTTATTTTATAGCCTACAATGCGGGAAATTCTGTCGAGCGTAACAGCGTTTGAGGACATATTGACTGAATTTTTGAATAAAAATTGTCTTTATCCTCATTACAAAAAAAATTTGGTATCAACTTGGGGAATAAATTGGCCTTCAGGAAAAAATTTCTGAAAGTCCAAATCGATCCGATACTTCTACAAGGGTTCTATTCCAGTTAGCAAGAAAATATCCTGGCCCGAGTTCGGATGAATTGTAATCCTTCATTATGACCGAGTTTTTAATTATTCCCTGAGCACTGGAATTTCTTGCCTTGAGCATAATGTCTTTCCTTACCCATGAGAAATGGTGCATGAAGAAAGGAAGTTCTATTACATCCGATTGATTGATTGCTCTGGTTGGATCTACATAGAATTTGTATGAAGAACTGCCTGACCTAGTATCTTCATTAAGTTCATGGATAAAAGGCACGTAATAATCCTCTGGGCGGTCGAATATTAATGTTGGCTTCTTAAAGTAGGTTTGCATACGACATACGCTTCCTTTTGCTCCTGATTGGAAATAAAGTCTTTTGCATTCTCCAAAGTCCTCGTAGAATTCGTCCACATCCATTCCAATAAAATGAGTGCAGTGATTATCGCGGGCGAAGTCTATTCCAAGGTTCCGTTTGGCTCGTTCATTCAGTTGACCTCCCCATTCGATTGTGGGATCATATTTGACAAGGATTGTTTTATCATACGAAAGATGCTCTATCTCAGGAAGCGGACTCCACTGCTCACCAAAGTTGGAAATGGTCTGATAGACTATGATGATAAGATCACAATGATCATAGATTTGCTCGATAGATTTTTCTAAAAGCTCAACTCCATCGTAGCAGTTATAAATTGCCGCGAGTTTAGTCATTGCATTCTTGTATAGATGTTATCAGTCATTGGAAATTTTATGTCCTCCGGCTTCAAATCGAAATTCCTTTTCTTGCGCTCTATGAAATTCATTTTGCCCTCTTCGAAGGTTGCATCATTCCTTTTGTTAAGGTCATCTTTTGGGATTGACTCGCATAGATGCCTGAAATCTAAATTTGTTCCTGAACTACATAATTGACACCATCTGCCAGTCATTTCGGCAACGCATGTAAGTTCAGTATCACAAAACATGTGCTTGTAGGAAGGATGATAAACGTATCCGAATCGGTTGTAATACTTCCATCCCATGATAGGCATAGTTATAATCCATACCTGTATACCATCAAATATATGGTAACATCTATCCTCTTCTTCACCGATGGATTGTTTAAGTGTCTTACCCCAATCTTGCGGACAATCAAAGTCATCTGATATTACTATCAGGAAATCGCCAGGCTTTCCGCGATGCTTGGAATAAAATTCAGCTGCAACATTTATTGCTTCAATTGCTGATTTGTTTTGATTGATGAGCTTAGTGAAATTGAGACAAGGAAATTTAAAAGAATAATTCCAGAGTTCCGAATCATCCGAATCAAGACTCATTACATATTCGAACTCATCTTGATCTAATCCTATTCGTTCAATCCATTTTTTTGCTGTGGCAATCGCCAATTGTGGACGGCTTCTGCTTGGATGGATTATAGTGATCATGATTCCAAAAGTTTTGTCACATCAATATGATCGCTCATGGCCGTAGCCCATGCTCCGGGAGTTTCAAAGTCGAGATGATATTTGTATTTGTTGATCTCCGGCCTCATCTGATAACCGTGTTCGGCAGCCGGTTCAGTATCATGTGCTATGATAATTTGTGCATGATGTAGTAAAGGCAATCTTATTTTACGGTCCTCGCCTGGCGCATGATCCACAAGTACAACTCCATAATCCTTTCTCAATGGTAATGTGTCCCAATTTTCAATGTATATGCTATCATTTTCCTTAGCATATTCCATCTTGTCATCATACGTGATGAACTCCAATCCTTCATCTTTGCAGTATTGTCTAAGTACCGCAGTTGATCCCATTCCTGAGCCAAGTTCCAATGTAGGCAATTTAAGATGCTTGGTTGCCTCAAGAGATGCCCATAACAACATTAGATGTGAGTTCCAATTTCCGAATACTTTTAAGAATTCTACTTTTGTCATATAAATTAAATTAAGTCTTTAACTTTTCCTCTTCTACTAAAAGCGTTTATAACATTTTTTCCTTTTAATGGAAGATTGTCGGTCAACAATCTCAAATCTTCTTTTGAGATCATGTAGCGATACTCGTCCTTTATTTCCACCGGTTCTCCTTTCGCGATTTTATTTCTGAGGAAATTTATAAATGTATTGGGATTTGTGTCAAAATCTATATTTCCTATACGAATGATATTGTAGTTCTCCCAAATGTCATCAACCATTGTTTCCATAATCATTTTGTGGGTGAAGTATGGAGTTTCTTTTTCAAATAACTGAATGCTACTGAAATAGAAAAGGCACTTATCGCGAGGTTGATCCAACAAGAGAAGATATTCTCTTTCAAATGCTTTGTGATCGGTTTCGCCACTATTGGAAACTCCGCTGGCAAAGAATATAGCGCCTTCACGGTCATTAAGTATTCGGGCGATATTTCCATTCCCCACAATCATTTCAATATCCACAAACTATCCCAATAATTAAATCCAACTCCATGCTGAGAAGTGTAATCGTGCTTTATTGCTTCGTAACCCAATGCCTTCAGCTTATCTTCCATCATAGTCATCTCCGTTTGTCCGTAGATTCCAGTGTGCAGATGAAACTCGATAGATAGCTGTTTAGCAGGCGCTTTGTCCAATGACATGATGACTTCATATTCCGATCCTTCAATGTCCAATTTTATTAAATCCCAAAATTTAACATCGTAATAAACTGAAAGAGCCTTCAATGTTGTGCACTGAATTTCATAATCAGTTTTTGGTTGCTTTTGAATTCGGGTGGCTTGCTTGTCATCTGATTTTACTAAGTAGCCGGTGCCTATGAAATCACTGAGTGCAACCATGTCGTATGGTCCGCCTTCTAATTTATCGGCATCTATACACCATACTTTGCATTTTAACTTAGCCATTCCTTCAGCGAATTCAAAGCCTCTGCATCCTGCATCCAAAACATTAGCTCCATCGTAAGGGAATATTCCACCGAAGCTGTAAGGGATGAAAGAATGTTCAGCAATTGTTAGTATTTCGCAATTCATATTCGTAGTAAAAATTACTTATGACTGATTTGGCAATTATTTCCGATGTAGATGATTTCATAGTCTCGCCAGCACCAAGACCACATTTAGCGCACATGGGAACATGAAATTGCGCAGTCCAAGTTTGATATACTTTAACTGCAACTTTATTGCTTCCACAACGAGGACAATTTTTATCAATGGTGGTTTCGTAATCTTCCATTATTTAAAATGTTCCTTGCGAAACATTGGTTTATCTGCTATGCAATAACGCACTTTATAGGCATCAGTTGGCTCATGGCCATTCAGATATATCGCTGCTGCCATGCAACTCTCATCATTCCTGTGGCCGTTTATAAGCTCGCTGGAGGCTTCATATTGGCTTCCGAACATTCCGCGAAGTTCTGATTGCTTCCATATTTGAAATATCTTCTGTGTCAATTCAAAGTCGAAATCGAAGTAATACATTGACCCTCCCACAAGTCTCCAATCTTTCTCCACCATCTCTTCTTTTTCGATATTGAAGTATTTCCGAGCTTTTTCCGAGATTAATCCGACAAGTTTGTTGTCATCCTTGATTGCCACCATTCGGAATTTGAATAGGTCGTCAATCTTGTCGGCAAGTATCATGGCAGGATCGAGCCAAATGATTTTTGTGAATCCATTCTTCCTTGCCTGCTCAATTGCATGAACTTTCAAGCCGTAAAGCGATATGTGGAAAGGGCGCGCGCCATCAGGCAATGTGTTGGTGTAGAAAAGTAAGTTCGCATCTGGATAAATTGCTAGTATGGACTGCTTTAATCTTTCTTGTTGTTCCAAATAGCGATCATCACCATAATTGAACTTGCCGAAAGCCTGGCATACGAAACAAACGTCATTCATGATTGTAAATATTTTCTGCTTCCATAATATTATTGGCCTTATGCCATGTTCCATCTTTTTTTAGACAGATTAAATAATCAACACATTGTATATTTTGAAAAACTAATTTAGCATCAAAAAATGAATTGACTCCAATAACAAATTTATCGTCAGAACTTATGACCGTAGCCATTTTAAAGTTTTTTCCGTAAAAAGGAATTGCATTCATTGTAGTGCGTTTTTAAATTGTTCCGTATAGTCAGCAAACCATGTATGGTCATCGTGAGGGAAAACTGATGCCAGCATTCGCATGACCTTCATAAAGGTTTCGTCATTAGAATATATATCGTGAGGCAGGTGGCAGTCAATTGGATTAGGGTGGTAAGTAGCCCACGCACTCCTGTCAATTCTTCCAATCGGGTATCCATTCGTAAGAACGCCACGATGAACAAATTCTTTTTCAAATTGTACTTCATTTATTCTTTTGGTTATTAGTCTCTGATCTGTGCACCATCTTTCAATTTGATTTCCGTTTTCGCGCGCATCTGGCATGTCGTCCAAGTCTCTCTTTATTAATTCGAGTGCATTATTAGTATAGATTCCCATTACCTCTCTCCATCGTTCCGCCATCATTCCAATGTAGCATATCGGGATCTGTTGGTATCCTGTTAAGTCGTGACCCCAAACAGTTATTTTTTTTGGATCAAATTTCCAATAATCACTCAAGGCCATCATGTCTGCATCGCCAGTCATAATATAATCACCATTTCCAGTAAAGCAGGCAGCATAAAGTCTTGAAACTTGTGCGATTGTGTCAGAGCGATAGTTTTCAATATTAACAAAAGGAATTCCTTGCACATTAAAATTTTTAATTGCTTGTGCCACCACAAACATTGTGTCCAATGATCCTTTGCAGTTCTGCAAAACCATCACATCCCATCCTATTCTTTTCCATGACCATACAACCAATGGAAGAGTGAATTGGTAAATTGGATTCTCGTTAATTGAAAGGACGATTACTTTTCTCATTTTTGTTTCTTTTCAAGATCATCTATTCTTTCAAGCAGCATAAATATCATTTCCATTAAATAAGCAGTCGTAGTAGGATATTCGTGCTTTGATTTAGCCTTTAATCTAGCTGTATTAAAGAATATTTGTTTTTCCTCGAATGTCATAACCACCACCAGAATAGTTTAGGAAATTGTTTTTCTATCGCCTCGAACTTGCTTGGTTCTTTCTCAAATCTTATAAAGAAGCGAATTGTTTCCATCTCGTTCATACCCGGACTCCCAATAAATTGTGAGCACAAGTTAGATTCCCATAGCATTGGACGTACTTGTGGAAGTGGCGCTTGAGAGTATGAATCTGGAATTTCTTCGCCCAATGGTCCTCCAGACCAAAGTAAATCGTCCTTAATTCGCGGTAGAACCTTTGTATTCATCCAAACCTGATCTGATCCATGCTGAGATAAATCTAATCCACTAATCATTTGTTCCCAACTATTCACTTCCATGCAGGATCTAAACCATGCACAGTCAAACGAAACCATGCCACCCATCAATCCAGAATGTGCTCTATTGTCGAGTATGGCATGGCACTTCTTTGGGCTTTCCAGCCACTTTTGAACTACTAAGGCTTCCCGGTAGCTGCTGAGTGCATCTGCGTCCCTGCACAAAATATGAGTTACATTCTGGTCGAAGATTGGCTTCATCCTACGGAGCATTCCTTCACATCGCTTTGGCTTGTTTTCTTCGTTGACACTAATACTTAAGTTATTGTTAGCAACCAACCAATCGAATAGTCCCTGAAATTCTGAGTAAAGATCGCGCGATATTTCAAGATGAGTCTGCCAATCGGGGAACACAAATGAGTTCATCCTACAATTCCAGTACATTCCCCTTATGTAGAAAAGTTTCTCGAAGTTCTGTGTGCCTTCGGAGTTAAACAGGGAATAACATATTTTCTTCATAAAGCGTATAGTGAATGACCTTTTATTAAGGTATTGTTAATAATAGCGTTTCTAATAGTTTTTTCAGATGCTCGAAAATATTTAGAGCATTCTTTTTTGGATACAAATTCAATCAATGAGCAATCCTGAATAGCAATAATGGCATGACGATGTTTTGTGAATCCATTCTCTATTGAATGATTTGTATTTTCTTTTGGAGTTGTCCATTCTAATTCACTTGCACGACAATCCTTTTTATTACCTTTTTTATGATTGACTTCTTTTTTGTTTTCGGGGTTTGGTATAAAATGTTCAGCTACAAGTCGGTGCAATAGAAATCTTTTTTCTACCTGTTCCACTTTAAGCATTACTGACAAATATCCATTCTTATAATGAGCAGTCGCTTTTTTCAATTTACTCTTGCAGAATTTGAATGATCCATAAAAAGGAACAAATCGATCAATACTCCTAACTCTTCCAAGATCAGAAATCTCATAATGATTTTCATAACCTACGATTGGTTTCCATCTTTCAATTATTTCACTCATAATTCATGCTTGGGGTTACCGGCATAATAATAATAGATAATTTCTGGAATTGGATATTCCGTTTTAAGAACTCCTGCTTTTTGTAAAGCAATACTGTATTGACCATCCTCTCCCACTGTAATATCAGGATATTTTATGTCTTTGACTTTATCTAATCTCAAAAAATTAAGATGGTTTGGATTTCGATAGAACATTTGCGCATCCTGATACCAATGATCATATTTCAATGAATGGTGAAATGGATTGTTCTTTTTACCATTCTCATAATATTGCCCAAACAATTCACCGCAATCTAATCCACTTTCAGCAACCTCAAGTCCTCGCTTAATGTAAGTTGGCCCCGGAAGATCGTCATCATCATGGAAGGCAATGTATTCGCATTTTCTTTCGACTGCCATCTGAATAAGGAAATTCCTTTTTGCTCCAGTAGTCCACTCTTTATTATCGCGATGCCAAATAAAACAAACATCTTTTCCTTCAGGATCAACTTCATTCATTTGCTTGGTGAGTTCACCTGTCAATCTGTTAAAAAGATCAACTCGCTCATCAAGGGTTGGGATTAAAATTCCTAATTTCATTTTTTATTTTTTTGAAGTGATAGACAATAAAGCTGAATGATTGCTAAATAAATTCCTATGATAATCCAAAAATAAAATTCCTTCATAAAAATTTTTGTAATTCAGTTCTTGCTTTTAAAATTTCGTGGCCGCTTGGCTCATCAAAATAACGCTTTAGTCTTTCGAAGTAAACTCTAACATCATGGTCTGTATGCAAAGAGTTCGCACGATAGGTCTCATCATTAGGAGCTGGGCTATTGGCCGGATGTTGATGCTTTGCCAATACCTGATCGAAATAATGATACTTTCCTCTCATCATTGCTACGTAGAAGCTCTCTGCATCGCAGGAGAACGATTTGTAGGCAGGATGGTAAATATACGAGTCACGTTCGTAATACTCGCGTCCTATGACGCTCATGGTGCAAAGCTGATCGTGGGTATAACCATCCGAGAAATGCAAATAGCAGTCGAGAGAACCGTTCCAAACGTCTTTTATGAGCTGCCTGATTACGTTGTCCCAGCCTGGCTGGATAAAGAAGAAGTCATCGCTCATGTTCACCAAAATGTCCCAATTTTCAGGCATGTGCCGGTTGATAGCGTCAACTTTAGTTTCGTGTGGTCCTGAGCAAACATCAATTTTTGGATTAGTGCGATAAAACTCTTTCATCTTATCCGAGTGCATTGTAAAATCGTCATCATCTATGCTCACCGAGATTATGTAGTTATCATCATGGATAGTGTTCATGATGTTGGAGATGGCCTTCACAAAGTATTGAGGGCGATGGCGAGTGGCATATTTTATGAGTATGCGTTGGCTCATATCAATTATCGTGAAATCTTGTTTCCATTCCTAAATTAATCCCGCATCTTTTGCAATGATAAAACTCATAGCTTATAGCCCAACATTTTTTGTCGCTTTTTTCAACCATCACTTTATTATGGCCGAATATTTTACAAAGTAATTTTTTCATGGCTTTCGGAAAACCGCAGTAATCCACTTTGAATGATTTGGCTGCTTGAATAACTGTTTCTCCCATTCTGCCAAAAGTTCTTCTGCTTCTTTGGTGTAAGGGAAATCTTCCTGCCCAAAATTGTCTATGATGATATAGCCTCCTTGCCTGACTCGATCAAAAGAGTTTTGTAAGCATTCCAAGCGCCATGCTCCGTCAATTATGATGCAATCAAATTCATGTTGTTCTCCTTCAGCTTTCTTTAATTGTCTTGTGATTATGGATTCAAGTGTCGAAGTATAAAATTTTGCTTTCGTAATGTAGTCTTCTTTTTCCTCCTCAAGATTTGCTCCCATCGCGCGTGCCCATGATGGATTGTTTTCTACGCTATAAATCATTAAGCAATTGAGACGAAACCAAATAGTAGAGTAGCCACATCCAAATTCCATGATGACCCATCTGCTGATGTCCTGCTTCTTTAACCATTCCAAACAAGGAGTTGTAAACCACGGTAAAATTAGACCGGATTCAGTGTCAATCGATTGCCACGGCATGTTTGCTCCGACAATCATGCAACCTTTTCCTTTTTGTCGGATTGCTTCTTAATATCCTTTTCATTTTTTGAAGCATCAAAAAGAGAAGGTTCTTTTTTCTTTTTATTGGTAATCTCTTCGACTATTTCCTTAGTCTGTTCTTTAAGTTGACTTTCGATAGCGCTGCGAACTACTGTCTGCTGCATTTGGAAATATGCGTCAATAAGTTCGCATAGTTCTACAAGTTTTTTTTCGGTCTTTGTCATTTTGGTATTGAATTAAGGTTTAAAGCACTTCTCCGTCTGCTAAATCTTCTGTCGCTTCACCGACATCATCAGCAGCAGATTGTAATAATTCTTTGGTTGCTTCCGGTTCTTCACCAGTGACAACATTAACTGCATCCTTAGCGATTGCAATGGGTGTTAAAGCAACCTTCACAACTGAACTAAACATTCCTCCTAAAAATCCCATAGTTTTATTTTTTAAAGTAGTTGTCGTAAAATTCGAAACTTTCTGCGTCAAGTGTCTCTTTTAAAAATCCATTGTCGAGATGGATGTAGCGCAGCTTCACGTAATCGTCATCGTGGATTCGGTGGCCTCCACCGTCAATAGTCTTGCCCTGGCCGTGTTTAATGCCTATGGAATACCATTTGTCCGGCATCCAGATCATCCGGTTAGGTATTGTCTTCCAAAGATGAAGATCGAGATAAGGTTCAAGGTCAACAGGCCATATGAAGTCCATATCAGGCTTAATGAAGGTGTTCATGGCGCTGGAGCGGTTGTGGTGCTCCATGATGTAGTAAGCCTTCAGTTCGATATGGTAGTACATAGTCTTGGCGGTACCAAAAAGATCAGGTCTGCCAAGTTTATCCCATTGCGCTAGCATTACTTGGAGATAATTTGGTGAGTACCAATCGTCCGATTCCATGAAGGCAATCAAATCAACTCCTTTGTTTCTGAAATAATTGTAGCCAGTACGATATCGAGGCGTAATGTCCACATCATTGTCCTTCGGAGGATATAAAACCAAGTGAACCTCCATATCAATATTAACCGGAGAATCTTTTTCCTGAGCATTGATCATTCGAAGGCAGTTCTCCAAAAATCTTGGGCGATCACCGCGATCGGGCACAACAATTCCTAATTTTAAGTCCATAAAAATCCTCCTGCTGTTTTTCTTTTTTTATTGATGCAATCACCTATGTGGTGCCTCTTTATGCCAGTTGATATTGCTGCTTTAGCTATAGAATCAAATGTCTTAATTAACTCACCTGTTATTTTTCTTTGAGTGGCTTGCGTTCTGTTAAAAATTCTTCCAGTAACAGATGGTTTTCTTTTAAGAACATCATAAGAGTGCTGAACATTCTCTGATGGAGTTGTCCATTCAAGATTTTTGTAATAATTGTTCAATCTATCTCCATCCTTGTGATTAACATGCGGCTTGCTGAATTTATTTTCAACAAATACTTCCGCAACTATTCGATGAGTAGAAAATGTAGTCCTGATTAAATTTTTTGTGAGAATTATCAAATGATAACCCATCCGCAAAGTGAATTTCAAAATTCTTGGTTGAGTATTGCAAACTCCACCGTGATGTAAATTGAATGCCTTCGGATAACTTTTAAACCTACCAAAAGAACTTACTTGATAAAGCCCTTCATAATTTGGAATATCTTTCCAAACCTCAACTTCTCCTTTTTCCGGTCTTATTCCTAGTTTCATATTTTCATTTTAAAAAACCGCCCTACCTGATAGGCGGTATCATTCCTTTTAAAACTTTCTAAATTAAACCTAATCATCATGTAAACTACTTTTTGAACGTGTTCAGGTAATTATCTTTTATCCGAAAACTTTTTCGATTTTGTCATACAGTTTCACAAGCTCCCTTCGCTCCTCAAGAGTGAGTGCATCATCGGTGGCCACCATCTTCAGAACTCCATCGGCCTGCTGATGCTTGTATTCTAGGTTCTCGTGCGCATCCAGTGAGTGAAAAACTTTTGCGTATTCTTCAAAGGATAGTTTTTTTGATGGTGTCTTTGCCATGATTATTTCTGATAAGTGCCTTGTACCCCACGAAGTTTACGATCATCCGCACGTTTCTGAATCCACATCAATGCTTCATCCAGTTTTGTAATAACCATTGAAGTCTCGCGAGTCGCCATTGAGCCAACATTAACGCTTTCCAAATATTGCTTGGCTGTTTGGATTAACGTCTCTGTGAAGAATCCTTCTTGTCGGAGAACTGTTTCATCTTCTTTGTTGCCTTTGCAGAAAACTATTTGTGTTCCGGCACCATCTTCGATGCCTTCATTTGTTACTTTGAAAGTAGGAACTTTATAAGTTGCTCCTTCAATTACTGTTTCGATTTGTCTTGGATTATTCATTTTAGTTTATGTTTGGTATGTCTGCATTTTTTCCTGAGTGAAGTCCGCGCATCCTTGCGGTTTCATATTCCATGAAGTCATCATAAATCCCGATTGATTCTATCCTCACTTGAACTCCCATTGGTTCTTTAAACCAACTAGCAACATCGTAATGAAGATAAATTTCTTTGCCTCCTGGCATGGTTACAAAATGCCTAGCTTCCTCACAAAAATCTTTAATGTGTCTATTTTTATAAAGAGTTTTTTCAGTATGATCAGCGACTTTGTGATTTCGCTTCAATATTTTCCATAGCTTATAAAATATTGGGTCGTGCTTAAAAAATTCTCTCTTGAATTCTGTCATTTGTTTTATGATTTTAATTCAAGTTCTTCTCCGGTTAATGCGAAAAATAAATTCTGTAGTTGGTGAACATATTGAGCTAATGGACGAATAAAAACAGTTAGGTGTTTATTGGTCGAATATTGATCTCCAATTGTTAAGATGTTATCACCATCATTCATTAATGTCACGTAAATAAAATGCAAACTAAGTTCACCTAATGCGATTTGAAAACAATCTTTAGCATATGTTGAATTGAATCCTAATTTCAAAAGCCATTCTTCAGTGAGCGGTATGCCTTCAAAATTATCATCCATCAAAAAATCATCGTTAAGATTAGAATCAATTTTATTTTTTTCCAACCCAGTTACAAAACCATTTAATATGGTTCCTTCGTTTCCGGTTTTACGAATCCAATTTCCTATTCTTAATTCTTGTGCTTTCATTACTTCGACATAGGTACTATTATTTTTTACAAATCACAATACTTTTCAAAATTATTTAGGAATTATTTTTTTTACGAAGTCCTGCCACGTTCCTTTCTTGATGCCAAACTCCTTTAAGGTCTGATCTACAATGATGTCGCGAAGAGCACAGTTATAAATTTTCACATCCCACATGTGGTTTTGTGCATTGGAGTTTACCTTCACCCACCGGAAGCCAATTACCTCACCGTCCTTAGTCTCGGAGACCTTATGCTCTGACTGAAAATGCTCGAAGTAGTTTTGGTAGAGATAAAGTCCTTGCGATGGAGTGGGGAAGTTCATGAAGCCGAACGGCTGCTTCTCATTGCCTCGATCCCAGGTCAGCTTCATCGCCTCCGCAAGTCCATCCTTCAGAAAGTTTACATCCAGTAGGTAAAGATCGCCTCTCTCCTTACTCGGTTTGAACGAGGGCGAGTCCATATCGAACTTCCGGTACTTGCTTTCCTTGTCTCCTTTGATTCCAATTACTCGCTTGTGGTTGTTATCGATGAACTCATAGGCGAATTGGGTGTAATGACCGGTATCCACGCCAACTAAAGCTATTCTCATAGGTCTGCCGACATTCCTAATATCATTGGGCAATGGGAAGGCGGTATCGGTTTTATAGACTTCACTGATGATTTTCTTCAGCTCGGGCCATACGCTCTTATCCTTGTAATGAAAATAAGTCCACCTTTCCCGGTCCTCTTTTACTTTTTTAGTGGTTTCACGTGGAACGAAGGTGCCTATCGACCCATGTTTCACGCTGTAGGATACTCCGCTCTCGCTCCAGGCCACAATCTCGTAATCCAAGCGTGCATCTTGCTCGGTGCCGTTTAGATCACATGCACATGTGAGTAAAACGATCTTTCCATTGCCATCGCTGACTGAAAGTGACTCGGGGAGAACTCCCACCTCGTAACCACGTATGTTTTTCTGTAAAATAGAGGCTTCTGGGGCTTCTCCGCTGGGTTCATACGTCAATCCAAGGTTCAAATTGATGAAAGCTTGATACTTTTGTTCTGATTTCTTGCCATTTGTAGGGCATGCTTCAAGCCATTCTCGCACATAATACTCCCAATCATACGTCCCCGGAGGTGCATAAAGGCTGGAAATGTGATAAGAATAGTACCCAATTTGGCTCGGTTCGGCTCCTGGAATCCATTCTCCGGCAAGATTCATCTCGTATTTTAGGCTGTCATCGAAGAATCCAGAGCACTTTTGGCATACATAACCCACCGTTCCATCGATCAAACGACCACTTTCGTCTGTTTTCCATGTGATTCCTCCCTTCTCACGTCCTTCTGTGCCGTCTATTTCTATTTCCCAATAGAGTGGTATTAGTTCTCCGCAGCATGGGCATGGCACGTGGTATCTGCGTTGGTCCCCAAGGAGGAATACAGGCTCTATGTTGGAACTTGCCTTCAACTCGGGTGTGGAGATGTAGTAAAGTTTCATCTTGTCATAGTAGGCTGCAAAACGGCCTTGAATCATCGACCGAGTGTTACCCGACTTCTTACTTTGCTTCTCAACCGAGTCAAAGTCATCTATAAATCCGTACTGTATGGACCTCTGCCGGAGTAGAAGGTGATTTGAGGCGCTGCCTGCAGTCAGGGATCCACCTGGAAACTCCTTGGCCTTGCTTGTATCACCGGTTCTTTGGTTCTTTTTGCGCAGAATTGAAGGCCTTATGAGCGATCTAAGCCCGCAGGAGTCGATCATCTGGTCGATTTTCTTGTTCATGGACTCTTCCGCAAGCAGTTCATGGCCGCTCATAAACAGGATATTGCCAGGGTTTTGAGAGATAATCCACCCTATTCCGTTCTCAATTACACCTGTAGAGAACCCTATTTGAGCACCTTTCATGACCGCAACAATGCGAGCTGGGTGCGAAGGACTCAAACAGTCCACTACTTCGCGCATGTAAGGGGTCATTTTGAAGCTGAAAGGCCCTGGCCATGGGGTGACATCGGAGGTCATAACCCGGTTCTGCTCGGCCCACAGGGAAGGCTTGATGTCGGAAAGAAGATATTTGGAGGAGTCTAGTATCTCCTCAAGTTTATCCTCGATGATCATTTACTCAACGATTCAATTTCATCCTTCATTTCCTTTAGTTTTTTAATTACCGCAGGCCTTATAAAGTTGTTTTTCTGATATTCTTCATCTCTCATTATTTTTTCATAGGGCCGACCAAAAGCATAGGCTAACGTCATGCAGTATTCATATTCCTTTGCAATAATGTTTTTGATTTTTTCAGTAATCATTTCCTTGTCTGTGAATATTCATGTACGATATGCGCCAGCGACCGCTTGCTCTCCGTTATCCCATCCTCGATCGCTCGGTTGATGATGGTCACCAGCTGCCCTCTGAGTTCGGCCTGATCGTTCCTGGCTATCTTGGCTTTCTTACCGAATTCCACCGCTATGAGGTCCGCAGCTTGCTTGAAAGTGAGCGTAACACTCTTAAAATGCTGCGCGAATAGGTTCTTTACCATGTCAGTAGGGATTAATTTGCCCAATAGTTTCTCTTCCTGCAGGCGGGCAAGCCTCATTTCCTGATCCAATCGCTCAATCTCCTTCTGTTTCTTCTCATAGTCGATGTCCATCTTCTTGAGGGCACGGTCTGTGATGTTGACAGTATGGGTGTTTTCCCGGGAAAACTCTTCATTTTCGAGGTTTTTTGAGTTCGATGAGGGAGGATCTGGTGGTGTAATATCCGACTTGGTGTGGACTTCAACCTGTTTTTTTGGCTTATTCAGGCATTTGGTCTTGAAGGCGCGATTAATTTCATTGGTGTCGTCTATCATTTCATTCTCGACTAACACTTTCTTGCGCTGAATGTATACAGACAAATCCTTTGTCCTTATTCCACATAGTTCACTGAATTCTTTTTTAGTCAATAGCGCCATGGTCTGATAGGTACGTTCATTTCGACTAATTTTTGTTGACGGGCATAATGCGCCTTTTCTTTTGTTTGGAAACGTCCGGCATCGAGGAGCTTACCTTTATGCTTTATTCGGGCGCGCCATTTATTGACCTTTGGATCCCAAACAACGCTAGGATACCCGCTAGTGTTATCTTTCCTAAGAATATTATAACCATTGGGAATGGTTGTTTTGACTTTTGCTTTTTTGATTCTAACTGGAGGTCGTTGGCATAGACACTCACGTTTTTTTATTTCTCTCTCAGTGCAACTTCTGGTTTTTCCACAGTTCTCACACTGATAATGATTTTTCTTTTTTCTACTAATTCCTTCTCCAAATAAACCGCACGCTAAGAGAATATAGGAATTGATTTTATTTTTAGGAGGTTTGATTCTCCCCAAATGCATTTGATGCCTAATTTCAGATGACATTTTCCATCCGCGATTTCTATTCTTTAGTTCTCTTTTATTCCTAGCTGCTTCAGTCCACTTTCTACCGAGTGTATTACCCGCCTTTTTGCAGATATTGAATGATGGTTGTAGTGAATCAATAAAGAATTGTTCTCTCATCAAAAGTGATTCAACTGGACATCTCTCAATAATTTCGAATTTCAAATCAGATATACTATACTTTTTGATGTGACCGAGCAAAAGGTAATTGATGTGCTTGCCTCTTCTGAATTGATTCCAATGTTGCTGTTGTCGTTTTCTTAAATCCACCGCACTGCCAACATAAATGCGATCTGGATGGCTTAAAGATGTGATTTTATAGATGCCCGATTTCATTGTAGTCACCAAAAATAAGCAATCAACTACAATCTGACTACAACATTTCAAAAAAAAGGTGAGCGAAGTTTTTTGCCGGAGCTTCGCATATGTGCCGAGCGGCAATTGAAAAAGTGGGGAGTACCTTGAACTTATTTGGATTCTGTTATGGCGTATCCCCTTCGCTTAATTCAACGATCAATGTATTGAATGAGTATGGATAGGTCTATTATTCACTTGTCTGTAATGCAAGCTAATGCGTTCATAAGCTATTGTGGATAACTTGTGTGATTGTGGGTTAATATGTGGGCAAATAAAAACCCCGACCTTTGTATTGATCGGGGTTCGTTGGTTGTTGGAAGTATTGCTATGTGGGTGTTAGCTTGTCATGTAGTATAATTGCTCCTCATCGTCTAGTATTCTCTTTATGTGTTCGCGTTTTAGTGTGTGTGTTCCAAAGTGTATGTGGGCACGCTCGTGTAGAGGTAGTTGGTTGGGCACTATCACCGGCATGGGTGTTACTAGGCAATGGGTGAATATGAGGGAATGAAAGCGGGGTATTGTCTGGCTTTTGGTTTCTATCTCCTTTAGTTGCTTGCGGGCCTCTGTTATTATGAGCATCCGGTTATTTGATGTTGTGCGCGTTTTCATGAAATTAATTGCTTTTCTGGATATCGCGTGTGCTGCTCAACCTTTAATCTCTCCAGTTCATTTAAACCGTCTGCAATAGCTTGGGCGTTTTGTTTTGCGCCTTTATAGGGATGGCAATAATCGTAGCCGCCTTCAGTTGTAAAGAATTGGATACTAGATTTAATCTCAGTTCGATTTAAATGCGTTTCCCCTTCAATGACAACTACAATATACCCGTCTGTCTTATTGCGCCATTGTTCCTCGATAATGTAGTTTTTCATATTTAGTTGATTAAAATTCAAACTTTTTGTAACCGGCCACAATTGTGAGACTATCCGAGCGCATGACCAGAAAATAGGGCTCGCGTTTCATGTTGCCCACGGTTACAGTCCAAAGTACATTGTGCAGGTCTTTGCCTTCTGCTATGTTGGGACCAATGAAATACAGCTTTGGTATGGTGATATTATGGGCAGAGTCGGAATAGTGCAGGCTTGAATAAGTCCAAGCAAATTGAATGTGTTGTTTTGAATAGCTGATAATTTGCTGATTGTGTAGATAAGTTACTGTAAAGTCGGCCTGAAGTTGGTGAGGTATGGGGGTTGCACACGAGGTCAGGATAATAGATCCTGCCAGGGCAAAGGAGAGCATGAATAGCAAGTAAGTGCGCATTAAGTGCTTTTGTGTGTTTGCATCCTCTTTGGTGTATTGGTTGGCTGTTTTCATAGTCCTTTTGCTTTATTAATTAAATTTTCAACCTGTTCAGGTAATGTAAATGCAGTTTCATCTTGCAATTGAGATAGTTTAGGCAAAATCCTTTCGAGCATTTCAAGCATTTCAGGAGAGCAAACAATTATGTGCGCGTTTGCTTCAAATTCATCTTTTTGCAGTTTTTTAGAATCGCCTAAAATATTAGTCTTTTTGTAAATAACATTTGCAATTAATCCAAATCCTTTAGACGAATAGATTCCAGTGCTTTGCTCAATGCCTCCTCCTAATTCTAATTCATTCTTTTCAGTCCTGACTAAATGCCAAGGTCCGGGCGTATGTTTAGGCTTCATAAACAGCTTTTTTTAATTGAGCAAACTTTGCGCGTGCTTCAGTGAGGGTATCAAAAGAATGCCATTCATTGTGCATTCTGACGTGAAAAGTATTGTGTTCTTTGTACATCCAAATATCACCCTTTGGTGTTTGCTTTTCTCTTTGAACGTATCCACAAGAAAAGCCATATTCAGATAATTGGCCGTTTTTTAAATGCGTGTTCATAGTTTGTCGTTTTTTGTTTTGTGCCGTGACTTTGTTTTTTTAAAACCCATCCCCCACGAAATCACGACAAAACGTGGAGGAGGGTTTTGGGCTACTAGCCAAAATCTTCAATTGGTTTGCAATCTTCAAAAGGTATAATCGGCACAATACTAAAGGTAATAGGATTACTACCAGTTACAAAAATGTATTGGCCATATTCCCATCCTTTATGAAAGCCACCACTAGAAACTGAATTTCTGAAATCACATAGGCCGTATCCACATATTGCGCATACTTGTAGACCATCTTCGCCCATCTGACCAGCTTTGTGCCTTATTGCAATTGGTGGATTCATATAATTGATATTTTACGGCCTGTTAATTCAGTGTTAAACCAATTTTCCTCTACTTCAATTATTGAATCCGGGAAACTATAAGGATGTCCTGTTATATCCTTTCTTTCTCTTTTAGTTTGCTCTATTTTGTATTTACGATCGGAGTTTTCAGGATTCAAATCAACTGCAAATATTTTACCTATAAATGAATCAGTGGTTTTATCAAATGTTACCTTGAACATTTGACCAACGGTTGGAATATTCATTTTGTAAGATGGTTACGTAACTGTCTCATTTCCCAAACCTGATCCTGACCAGCACAATAGCTAAAATAAGCCTCTCCATTACGCACTTGTTTATATGAAGATAAAAGGAATCGGGCAATAGCCCAATGTTGAGGCTTAGAAAACCTCAAGGTATTGTAAGTTCTTACTTTGGTTTGCGCACGGCCTCCAGCAGTTTCTGCGATTGTGGATATAATAGATTCCCGCAATTCGTCCGATATTTTAACATTTGTCCAGCCCTTACCTTCTAAATAGGTTCTGCCATTTAGTAATTCTTGAGCTGTTACTTGATGTGGTTTAGTTGCCTCAAAAACCTCATTTAAATTCTTAAATGTTCTCATGTCGCGTTTTTTTAATGGTTTACCAAATAAATACTATAAAGATGTCTACTAACGCAATTACATAGCCTAGCTTTGCATTGCGCGCAATAAGTTTCTTTGCTATTGTTTCGATTTTGTTTTTCATAATCTTAACTGAAGGCAATGAATAAAACCATTTCAAATAATTCCTTTCTATCTATCCATTCATGCGAATATTGCTCGCGTAACCAATTAGCAAATTTATATTGATCATTGGATGAGAATTTATTTGCCTCTGATCTAACAAATTTTCTATTGCCATTAATCCAACTTTCGAATAATTCTTCAAATCTTTCCATGGCCTTAAAATTTAACTGTGTTAAAGATCATTGTAATGGCAGTCATTGAACCAATGAAGTTAATAACTCCCCAACATAACATTGGGTAATTTTCGAAGATGTTTTTTAAAGTTTTCATGTCGTGTTTTTTTAGTTGTTTTTTAGTGTCTAATTGACATATCAAAGGTACTATTATTTTTTGTATTTCATAATATACAAGCAAAATATTTTCAATTATTTTTTGATGGCTGCAAGGAGTTTGAACTGGTATGGATCCCTATAAAAACCTTTCAAATTAATTGGCTTTTAATGCCTTGTTTGTGGATAGGCTTTAAAATATCCTGAATTCAAAACCTTTGATTTTTGGCCCTTTGAAAACGGCTTCATTAAATCGTTTATGAGCCACTTTCTTTAATCGGGAGTAGGAATGTATGCCTGGCTTTTTGGGCTCGCCACGCGCGAAACCTATGGCCTACGTTTTGAGAATTTATAGACTATTCAGAGGGGGGGGTATCAAAAATGGCCTCCCAATTTTTTTTGCATCTTTTCTGACAATTGATTCAATTTCATGGCGGCTTCATAACCACAGAAAATGTGCGAATAAATAATTATTGCTCTCTCAGGAGAATCTAGTTGATAAAACTTCCTTTTTTGAATAATTGCGAGAGCTTCTTCCAGCGTTAATCCTCCACGTTCATTCAATCGGCTGAGTGATTGCGAATGATTTATCTGAGCCCATTCTTCATTCAGCAATCCATCGGGAATTTCTGAAGGACATCCATTTATTTTACGACATCGGCAAGCGGAGTGTAATTGCATAATCTCAATTTCAAAATCCTGATTTCAAATGCCATTACTTTTTTCGGAACTAGGTACTACCAAGGTACTATTTGGCCAATATTTTAAAATTGGTTGTTTACTGTTTGCCTTAAAAATGAACCGGTACATCGCGAGCTCTTCTGCTTGATTGTACTCAGCTCCATTCAAAAGCTCTTGTAGGCGCTCCTCTGTGATCTTCATACTCCAACTCATCTCCAAGTGAGAAATGGTGTCGTTCTTCAATGCATGCGCGAAGGCTTGGTTTAATGTCATGAGGCAAGCGGAGTAAATGTATAACTTAAAACTCTGGAGAAATCAATAGGCGATGTATCCCATTTTACATCAATGCGACCTAACAGCTTATCATTATATTCAAATAAAAACCAAGTCGAATCTTCAAAATATTTAATTGTACACAACTTTGCATCATCTTCAGTTGCTTCTCTTCCAAGATGTTTTTGTAAAACATTTTTTATCAATTGCTCACGGTAAGCACAAGCAATTGTATAAATGTGATCAGAAATGGATGGATACTTCGGCATACCAAATTGTTTCAACAATTCAGATGCTTTTTGAATATCTTCAATAGTCACCGGAGTACGCTTAATACCTTTTGTAGTTGTCATTCGATAGATACAATTATTTTTTTGCGCATTCTTTCCCGTGCAACTTTCAAGAATTCTTCTCTTCCGTTTTCTTTGAGATAAACTAGGTGATCGCATATTTTTCTCCAATTCAAATCAAAAGAAAGCAATGCTTCATTTATCTCTTCCTCTGTGGCATTTGGGGGAATTTCCAATTTATCGACTTGTTCAAGCAATTGCGTGAATTTTCGTTCAGCATAATGACTTTCTTTTTTTATGGCCTTTTCTCTGTCGGTGAATTTCATAACTCCAAATTTTCTTCTGACATTCTTTTAGATCTTTGCTTCAATTGAAGCAATCTCATTTTAGATTTATCTACGAATATTTCTTTAATTATTGCGTAAATAAAATTTTTAATCTTTCTCATTGTGTGAAGTTGGTTTCGAGTTTGGGTTCGGTCGGGAATAGTTGCAATTGATTATCGTCATAGTCCGATTTGCCGTTGAGGTATAACCAGGTTTCTTCAATGATGGCCTCAATTATTTCGCTCATCTTCTCTGCATCCTCGAATCTGTTCTCTTCATCCATTTGCGGGTACATTGTCACCTGGGAGGTTTTCATGATGGCTACTTTGCCCGTTCTTTTGACTTCCTTGGCAAGCGTCATAATTACCCTGGATTTCTTTAATAGATAGTCTCCGGAGATGCTCACGGCCTGTACTGTCCATTTGGGGAGGTCTTTGGAGTCAACTTCAATTTCATTTACTGCAAGCGCATATTTGCGCAATTTCTTCATTAGGTCAGTAAGATCCTTGTGAGGGCTGATTTTTCCGGTGATGGAGTATTTGTGGCCTTTTATTTGGTTCTCTTCTTCGCCTTCGATGATTTCTCTTGTGGTGATGGTTTCAAAGGTGAGTTTTACTTCATCCAGATCGGGTGAGATGCGGATGGAACGAAATTGTTTTTCAGATGTCATTGAATTATGGGTTTATGGTTAATTGTAAATCTTGTAGTGCTAATTGATAAAGGATGATAGCATCTGCTTCATCATCTGAGGCCACTGAAGGATTATATTTTTTCGCAGCCTCAACCATTCCTTCTTTTTTTGCATTACCTTTTCCTGTACCAAATTTCTTAATGACAGTAGGCGCATAAGATTTGTGTTCAATGTTGTTTTCCTCACAAAATAATTTTAAAACTCCCTGCATCTCAGCGCCAACGAAATTAGGAAATTTACCATAAGTAGCAAGCTGTTCGAAGACAATTAAATTTATCTTTTCCATCTCACATATCTCCCTGAGCTTGGCTTTGAATCTAACCAAGCGCATTCCACGCGATTCATCTTTCTTAGGTGTTAAGTTCCAGCTTCCAGAAGCGGTTTGTGTACAGAAACCCGTCTTTGTTGCGATGTCTAATGCTAGTAAGTTCATGGTTTTGGGGTTACAAGTAATCCTTTCTCTCGTCTCTCGGCTGCTGAAAGTTTTGTCTCCACGATGTCGTGGCAGTAGATGCAAGCTGTTTTGAACCATTCCTTTTTTGCCAGGTTCTTTCCGCGCTTCGCCACGTGATGTATAGTATTGGTTTTTCTGTCGTTCTGACATCCTACCAATTTTATCTGGCAATCAGGGTGCTCTTTAAGATGTTCACGCTTGGCTTTGACATAGTCGATCATTGCAGTCTTGAGTCCTTCGCTAATCTTAGGGATTTTGTAGGTGGCTTTCTTTTGGTTCTTTGCTTCAAGTTTTTTAGAATCGCGTTCGAACTTCCGTTGCCTTGCATTACATGAGGCACACATATCATTGGCCTCAATTTTTTCATTGCCACATATTTTGCAGCCATAATGCTCAATTGGTGTGATTATGCAACTCATGATTTAAAATCCAGAGAAGACTCTTTCGTATTCATTTTCAATTTGAATGTATTGAAGATATGTTGCATCCTCTTGGCGAGGAACTATTACTTCTGGAAATTCTTCGCGGCCCCATTGCAATTGCTGATTGATAAGTGAAGTCATTTCTGAGGTGTCACAATCCTTACTGGATTTGTAACGCTTTGTTTGTTTGCCACGCTTATCTTCAAAAACTGTATAAAATCCTATCTTATCGTAAAATTCCTTTTTCAGTTCATCAATGTAGTGCCCGGTGTGAGAAGCGTAGATATTCCAAACCATGTGAAAGTAAGCATTCTGCCCCAGCGATCGCACTGGCCTGTTCTTTGAGATTTTAATGACGTAGGAGCCCTCAGGCATGCTGGCAAGCTCTTTACCTACCATCCTATGAGATGTCTCGTCATTGGCCTTATATAGAAGGATTTTAGGCATTATGAACCACTTTGAATAAAATCATAATCGTCTGCCCAATCAAGTTTAACACCTGATAAATTTTCTCCGCAAGATGGGCACCAACGTTCAACGCCAGTGCCTTTACATTCTGGGCACTTTCGTTCTGATTCGCCAGGATAAAAGTTTATTGGATCATCTTCCGATTCATCAATATATCCATCCTCACACCAATTAATACAATCGCGTGAATGTAAAGGTGAATGTCCACATTTTGGACAATGCACATTATCTTCAATGTCGTAATCTTCCATGATTTATTTTTTCATCTTCGTTCTTCCAAGTAATCTGAAACTCCTTTTTCTACTTCAATGAGTTTGGCTGTGGCCTCCTGAATTAGTTTCACAGCATTTGTTATTTCGGGCTCATCGGTGATCTTTCCGAGAATCAATTGAAGCGAGCCAAGGTCGGCTATTGCATTGGAAAGTGCTAATTGTTTGTAAATCATACAAAGGACCGATATGGCCGGTTAATTCTAACATACATGCTTTTCTCTTGGCACCAATACTCGGTAGTTGATTTAATAATTGTCGGGCATACTATCATGTCATCCTCTGTTATACAGACTGTTCGGAAGGTGTTCTCGTCCTTTCTGTAGAGAATGCAGGGGAGATGATCTTTGAGCATACCGTCTATTTCGGTGAGTTTCAATAAGCGGAGGTCTTTGGGATCGATCATGCGAATAGTTTTTGTTGCGATTGATAATTTGCAAATCTCAATTCTTCATCATTGAAATAATCTTTATTGATTTCAGACGCCCAAAAATCAAACTCACATTCTGCAGCTGCTATCCTATTGCTTCCACTACCTAAATGACTATCCCAAATTTTTAACTTCAACTTCAAATCACAGAATTTTCTATACATCCATTTGTAGATAAAAACTGGCTTTTGAGTTGGATGTATTTTTTTCTCAGAGTTAGCCCCTCCAGTATTTGAATATCTCACTATTTTGCTCGGCATATCGAATGATGTCCAGGCTAATTCAACCTGAGAAAAGTTTTCCCAAGGCTGCATTTTATCCCACACAACCCAACAGCGCGAAGTAGGCAAAGGAAAATAATTGCCTCCCCATATAATTTGGTTCTTTGAAATCCTAAAAAGCTCTTCAAAGTATTCTGACGATGGAATTTCATTATCCCATCCAATGTCCGATTTATTCAATAATCTGTTCTTGAGTTTACCTGACCCTTGATTCAATCTTCCCTTTAATTTGACGGCTGTACTAACTCCGGCTGATCCGAAGCCATCATTTCTACTTCTGTTTGGATTGCTCCCCATTTGCATATTCGCTGCATTGATTCCATAAGGGGGATCAACGATCGCCAAATCAAAAAAATCATCCGGGAATTCCTTCATCATAATCATGCAATCGACATTTCGGACATCGCTTATCATTTCTCGAAATGTTTTTCTGTTGTCTCTAAAATCAGTTTGTCTCCGTTCTTCAATCTTATCTTCACTTTAGTTCCGTTTTTGTTGTAATACTCTATTGCCTTAAAGCATTCATCTACTATTGCTCCGGCAACGAACTTCTCTTTCTTGCCAAGAAAATTGTCATGCTCGTCATATATTTCAAGTACGAACATTAAAAAGGTAATTTATCCGTTTCAACTTTTTTGCTTTGATCGAAAAGAGAAGATTGTGTTTGAAGCCCGCTCTTCAATGAGCCATCCACGACATCAACTCCGTTAAAATAATATCTCCTCTTCTTGAAATCAAACTCTATTTTTTGATCTTCACCGACCGTTCCCTTATTCACTCCTACGATCTCAAACTGTCGCTGCTTTAGGTTGTGAAATTTAACAAAAGGATCGCGTGGTTCCAAGTGTGAATTAGGTCTTTCGATGGAATATTGTACGTCCATTTTGTTGTCCCAAGCTGCTCCTCCTGACTGCATGAACTGATTGACTACTTTGTATGGCGAATGCTTCTCCGAGCTTGCCTTGACCTCCTTTAGGCTTCTGGGATGGCTTATGATGTTGAAGCACGAATTCGTGAGCATGGCGAATTGCTTAACATCTATGAAGGCATCGGTCAGCATCTCGTCTGCGCGTTTCATGTTGTCCATCTTGACCACGTTCCAGGGATCGATCAGAAATCCGTCAAGGTTATTAAATCTTTCATTAAGTGATTGAAAGTTGTCGAGTATTGATTCTATGGTCCTGTCGGAAGGATGGATGACAAAGAAATGCTTAGTGACAAACTCAAGAGCTTCCTTGCTTTCTTCCTTCGTCATCATTTGGCAATTGTGCTTCTCGGAGAATTGTCGGTTCCACGTACGCCCGGAATATATCCAAGCCAGGTTCCAGTAGATTCGATCAGCCTTGATTTTCAGTTTGCCATTTTCTACTGAAGCATTCATTTCCTCGGGAGAGTAGATGCCCCAACGCCAGCCATCTCGGATAGACTTCACCATCATCATATAGGAGATAAATAAGCTCTTGCCAGCTGACGGCCAGCCATACCATGCACTCACAAATCCCCTCATCCAGGCCATGTGGTCTTTGAGTAGGTCTATGCGACATGTCTCCCCAGATTGGACATACTCCCCATGTTCTCCCAATGCTACCTCAAGATCCAAAGGAATGTAGTTATCCTTTTTTTCCTCCTTTGGCTTCTGGCCATCGAGCATGAAGTCACGTACCGATTTAATTCTTTCCATGTGGCATCAAAAGGAAATATTGATCTGTATGTAGATTAACTGCGAAAGATTCAACCATAGCGTCCTGAGCCATTTCTAGTGCCTTGTTGTTGATCATTGCCATCTTCAAAGCGTTTCTGAGGTTATTGATTTCGTTTACTGCTTCTTCGTGCATTTCAATGAGACAGTTCAAATGGAATTCTTTGGTTTTGACAAATTGTGAAGCGATACCGTATTTCGTTTTCATCTTCTCAAGTTCCTCCTGCATAGCAATGATTACTCGGGATCCGTTATCAATTACATTTTTGAATTCAGCTTCGGTCATTACTCCACAATTTTTCCAATAAACATAACGTCCAAATGCTCAATGACTGAGACGTTATATGTTTTTGAAATACCGAACTCTATTTTTTCAATCAAGAAATATCCACGTTTATTTTCGATGTCCCATTTTGCGGGAATACCATTTTTAACATCACACCAAACTTTGTCTCCAACCGAGAACGGCTGGCATGGTGATTCAATGCTGAAGAACTCCTCATTTTGTTCTTCATCGGTGTAAAATCTTAGTGTTATTTCTGTCATATAAATTCTATTTTTTCAAATTGCTCGTCTGTAAGAAATCCAATGCCTTGTTTGCCTTTGAATGGGAACGGTTTGATGCGCTGCATGTTCTCGAAATGAAGTCCCCAAAGTTGGTGCTCATCGACAATAATTTCTTCAAACCAATCAATATCCTCTTTTCCCATTCTTACCATCTCAGCATTAATGTCCACGTATGCTTTCCCAAGATTATTAAATCCAAGAGGTTGAACCATCCATAAATCACCGATACAAAGTGCATATCCATTCAAGGTGCTTGTTTCTTCGCGTGTGATTATATTTCTAGCAGATTGGTAATAATCTCCAGCAAGTCTTTTAAAACTTTCAACTGAATATGATTTCTTAGTGGAGTAGATTAAATATTTTCCTAATGGGAATGGGGGCTTTTTTTCAACTGCCACCCACCGGCTTTCAATCTTGCCGTGAAGCATCAAAGAAGCATAAGGTTGGTAAAGTCCGAGTGTTCTTATTTTTTCCATCACCAAATAGGTTTTAAAATTTCGTATCCTTTTTCTGTTTTCTTTATCAATCTCAAGTTCCTGAAGATATTCTGTATGCCTTCTCTCTCATTGTACTCCATCTCGCAGGTCTGCATCTTCAACACCACAAACTCTATGGCCTCTGGTGACACGTTGGCGTTCTCCAATACTCTCGCCCACTCTAATATCTCGATCTCGCTGAGAGGAAATGATCGCAGCATGGAGAACTTAAAGACGGCCTTCTGTATCTCACCTTTGGGCAAAGTCGCTATGGTGCTCTCCTGCCTTTTGGATAATCCTTTTTCTTCCATTCTGTGTTTTTATTTCCTCTATGATTGAATCAAACTTAGCTGCCAGCACATTCAACGTCTGGTTTTTGTAGAACTCCGGCAGCTTCTTGCAAAAGTGCCGGAAGAAGTTCTCAAAGTAGTTTTTGTCTATGACCACCGGTATATGGTTGCTTGGGTTGGCAATCCACAATTGCATTTTGTTGATGATGGAGTTGATCGCAGCTCCATCTATTGCAGTAAATCCCCACCCTGGATGAACTTCTTTGAGCCAGATGTCAACCATTGATTTATAAAGCTCCGATTGCTCTTTGGGCTTTTTGCTTTTCTTGAAGCTCGCGTGGTAGGCGATCGCCATCTTGCAGGCTTCTGACCATTCCATCATTTGAAGGGGAATGATGCCAAGCTCGGAGGCTGATTCAATTAGGCGGGATTGCTGCTGTTTGGTCATATTTTTTTATTCTTTTAAGCGATTCAAGTGCTTGATTAAATTGACAGAACCATCCAGATTCCCCAATTCTATATTCACCTGTCCATCCTTTGTTATCAATATAAATTTCGTGGAGATATTGCCATGAAGTCCAAAAGAATAAAAACTTTCTTTGTCTCATTGAGATATGATAAACTTTATTACAACAATGGCCTTCTTTTGAAACTAACATGAATTGTTTAGTCATAACTTATTTCTTTTTAAGTGACTTCATGAACTTATCAATTTAAAAAACTAAGGAGCGCCTATCAAAGTCCTACGATGGTTCTCTAGCGCACGCTTTGGCTATCTTTCAGCATCGACCACACACCGTTTTACTGCGAATTCAAAAGGGGATTTTTTTCGTACGAATATAATCCCTGTACTTCTTCGAGCCGAGTTTCAACGTAACCATACCGTCACCATTCCAAAATGAAATGATGCTACGCTTTTTTCTTGGCGCTTTTCTAGCCGCTCGTTCTCGCTTTCCCGCATGTCTTTTCATGCTCTTTTAATCCGTTGGATGTGTTCTCTCTTCTGCCTACTTTTGATGCGCGACTCCCTAGTTTTTATTTCTTAAACAAGAATTCCGATTTGCTCAAAATTCACAGCGCAATAACCAGAGGTTTTTGTGCCTGCTGAATCAAATTGAGCATGACCATTTGCCACTATTCTGAAAACATAAGCCCCAACATTTTGGAGTAACAAATGCTTCAAATGTGGAAGTGCATCATCGAATTCCAATTTTGATTGACCCGATAGCGAGTCACTGTACTTGTTCATGGCATCAACCAATTTATCTGGTGTACCAACGTATTGTATTGACCAACTCATTTTTATATCTGTTCAGATCGTCTGTCCCCACGTTTATTTTTTATACCATTATTGTTTGTGGGCAAGGAATTCTTTCTTTCTGCGGTCTCCACAAGTGAAGCACGTAATCGTGTATGTTAACATAATCCACTTCCTGCGGATGAATCTGCATCACCACTTCATCTTTATCAAAGAAGAAATCTTTTATGAAGCACATCTCGGCCCAGAAAGGAGTTCGTTGAACAAAGTAATTTTCATCTGCGTATTTATGCTTTCCTCTTGATCGAATACAAACGCTTACGTGATCCCAATCCATTCCTGTTCCTACAATCACTTGGAAATAATATTCTCTGATCTTGTGGTGAGGAATTGCGTAAGCTCCATTCCAATTGTCAAGTTCTCTGCCTTGCATTTTGAATCTACTAAACTCTGATTTCCATTGTCTCATATTCTTATAAATTCATGAAGTATTTCAGTTCCCTTTTCTTGATTGCATTTTTTGCAAAGCGTTATCAAATTATTCTCCCTATTAGTCCCTCCCTTTGCTAAGGGAATAACATGATCGATAGTCAGCCATTCAGTATCCCCACATTTGCGACATTTATATCCATCACGTTCATAAATCTTCTTTCTTATATGTCTTTCAATTTTTCGTCTACCATATACCTGATAATTCTTCATTACGTCAATCAATTGCAGAGAATAGGAAACGGTAGGAAAGAAGGTGTAAGAAAGCAAGTTTCCCCCTACCCCCAAAGGAAGAAACTTGTTTCACACCATTGCATCGAATGAGGTAACCGTATAGTTTAAGTGAGGCTGGAATCGGGAAGCAAGTTTGTGAAAGCCCGTCTATTCCATTTAAGTGATTTGTAACAAACCCTTCGATCAGGGGAGTGCATCTTTGAGTGGCAGCGGTCATAAGTGCTTCGTAAAGACCAAAAAAAGAACCCCTGACTTTAGGAGCTGCCTTTCCCGCAATCAGAGGTCTTAAGTTTTTGAAACCCGAAGTAAAAGTATTACTTTTTTTCGGATAGGCAGCAGATTCTTTAACAAACATAATCTTATTTTTTAATGATGCAAATCATCGTTTTTAAAAAGTTATACACATTTCTTCAACAATTCCACTTCCTTCTGCATTTTCTCCTCATTGAATACCCACCAGAACAAGCATGCTTTGACGTTATGGGCCATTATCCCATCGCAATCCGTGAGCAGAAGTATGCCTCTCTCGAAGAAGGTCTTGTTGATTAATCCAGGCACATCCTTCATTCCTATGATCTCTATGGCTGTGTTGGCCATGATCGCGTCCATATCCTCGCCATACATGGCACTGACCAGGTTGAAGGAATTCACCAGCTGA